GCAGCTAGACTGCCCCTGTGCTCCCTCGCTTCGCTTCGGTCGCACACCAAATTTCCGTTTACAAACAAATTAATTTTCATCTAACTCACGTATTAAATCATTAACATACTTTACACAGGAATCTAACTCATCATACCCGTCCAAAATCAGAGCATCGACAGTGATGTGAAGTTTGTCTATCACTTTTTTTTTAAACAGCACAGCATTCGCCTTGCTTGTGTCAGACTTTTCTATCATAGTTATTGCGGAATCAATAATCCTTGTGACTTCGGATGGCGGCATCATAGGGATATCAGCACCTTTCCGCCAAGACTGATATTCTCTCATTTTTTTAATAAGTTCTTTTTTTCTCATGTGTTTAGTAAATAAGGGGTGGTTATAGCATAAATGAAAAGGACTATACCACCCCTACCCCTTTTAAATTATGAAAAGATTTAAAATACAAACAACAGTCATAAAATGTTGTTTTAAGGATCTTCGACGGTGACAAAATCACCACAAATATAATAATTATTGCGAATTAAGCCAAATTTGTTCCTTAATACCTTAATTGTTTCCTAGTTTCAAATCAAGTATTTCAAATACATCCCTTTCTATCTTTGCCACAACGCTCTCATCAAACTTATCCTCGTCAATGCTTTTTATGTAGTCAACCAAAGAATGAATCTTCCTGTTAACATGAATCATAGTAGAACGGACATCATCAATCATCACGCTGTTTGAAGCCTTATCCATCCCCTTGTCTGCAAAAGTTCTTTCATGTATAGTTCCATCTTCCTCAATTTTGTATGAAGGAATTTTGAAGAACTCACAGATATCAAAACGACTAAAAAGACTAACTGCATTCATTATACTTGTAATGTCATCATCAGAGCAATCCAAGACGATATCCCTATAATCTTCACACACCAAACAACTCTTAAAAGAAAAATATGGGATATCATCTTCCGAATCAAAAAGCCATGTTTCTTTATACTCGTTTGTTTTCATCTCAACAAACTTAGAATGATCATAACCAAAAGACTTATATTCATTGATGACATCAATCCACCCCATAAGTTTAGACATTGTATCATTCAAATACTTTTCATATAACACAACATCATAATACAATGCAGGTAAAGTATTATCACGGGAATAGAAAGTTACAGGTTCAGAAATAGATTTCAAAACGGATAACTTACCCAACACAAAATTAAATATGTCAGCTAAAGGATATTTACTCTTTATTCGTTTCATCATAAACTATAAATAAAATCGGATGGAGGAAAACCCGAAATATGGCAAAAAAGATAAACCTCCATCCGCAAACAAAAACAAGAATTTAATCAATACAAGCAAAAATCACACATTTCAGAAAGCATTGCAATACTAAAAGGGCAAATCATCCCGTCTTTCAGGCTGGGCAGGTGCAGGTGATGGAGCAGGTGATGGTGCTTGTGCTGGTTGCGGCATATCTATCTTAAAGCACCCAACTTCATTGTAATATTTACCCTGGTATTCTCTTGCTCTGATTTCAAGATGGGCAGTAATAGTATCGCCCTCTTTCAATTGAAGATCACACAGGGTACCCATTACATAGAAATACACCTCTTTGGAATACATGGAACCAATTTCCTCAACGAGATAATTTCTCTTCTGCCAAGGATTACCTGCCTTACTTGTACCAGCCTGTAACTGACCTACTTTCTTTACTTTACAATTTAATACTAAATCCATTTTTTTTATTTTTTATATTTTTCTTCCTTTATTTTGTCCAATTCTCTCATTGCGGACAGCCTTCTTTTGTGAGCGTCCACTCTTATCCAGAAAACCTTCCAACTAACTTCTTTACCGTTAGTTGTATTCTCTTTAAGTATCTTGCCACATTTTAAAATTTCGTTGACAAGATAATCATACCGTTCTTTATCATAGCAATATCTCATGCGACAAAAGTAATATTAAAAAATAAACTAATACAGAAAACGATATTAAAAATAGTTAATCAAATGGTTAATTCTTCCTCTTCCTCTTTTGACAATGCTTCCACATCACCATCTTCACCTTTAGGAAAATACAGTTCGTCAAGATAATTGCTCGCTTCACTCTTTTCAGTGAAACTCTTTATAACACTCCCCCGTTTGCTAACGACACGGTAACTAATATTATCCTCTGCTACAACTTTGTAACAATTTAAATCATCCACATCTACAACATCGGGAGCATTATCATCAATACGCATCATGCTCAATATATGAGAATATTCATTCACCTTCACCGTACAGGAAAAAACATTAGGAACTGGTTCTATTATCAATCCGGCATTTATCAATGAATCAAAAACAGAACGTCTAGGTTTGTATTTCAGTTTCCTCCTTATAAACTTCAACGTTATCATATTATCTCCCCTCTGTGCGGATAATACGCACAAACGTAATACCCGTAACGCATCAATACTACATAGAGGTGAAAGATACCTGTACAACTGGACAGGAGTAAATTTATGGAAATAATCAAATACTCCCTCTTCCTCTATTTCCTTTATACGCCTTTCCCTTTCCTTGTTCCTTACCGTCAAATTAGTGGTTTTCCTTACCGACATAGACTACCCTTTCCATGTATCGTTTTCCTTTATCCATTTACGTTCATCATCACTAAGATCACCTGTTGATTCCCTATGATACACACACTTGTTGCATAACCCTGCCTTGGCACGGACACACTTGTCGCAATCGTATGGGAAAAACGCTATAGTTGTCTTGTCATAAAAATCCTCACTAGCATCATCGTCAGAAAGCCATCCTTTGAACTTTGCAAGCATATCAAGCGCACCTTTCACATCCTTAAAATCAGCAGTATCTATATCAGAACGCTTTAGGAAACTTTCTATAAGGCTTATCGCATCTTCAAATTCAAGGTTATCCTTGTTTATCAAAGTCTTTGTCTTTTCCTTATTCTCACCTTCCAATACACGCCTCATGGATGGTGTCACATAATCGGAAGCAAGCATGGAAGATTTGGCATAATTGACAATCTGGGTTATCCTTGGAGAGTTCACCCATTGCTTGGCTTTCATAAGCAAAGAACGCTCTGACATACCCTCGTCAACAACGTGTGTAGCTCTGTAAAACAAGACAGGATTGGTATCTATGACATAAGCGGACGCAGCCCATAACTCCATCTCATTCGCATCATCAATATGCTTTGCTATATCAATCTTCTTCTGTTTTTCATCGTCAATAAGAAGATTGTTACTAAGGGGAAGTTTACCCCATCCTTTATTCAAACCCATTATCTTTCCTCCTTTATCCTAAATTTTATCTCCCTTACTCTCTCGTCAAGTTCAGAAGAATATTTTAAAAGATTGTATATGCTACTCCTGTCAATACATAGGAAATCAGAAATTTCAGACATACTTAAACCCATGTCACGCATGACACAGCACACAAGAGCACGGTTCATAACAATATCATGTTTTCTGCTTTTCCTGTTAACATCAGTATCGGAGAGTCCGATTGCCGCTAGAACTCTCCTAAAAATCAAAGCGTTGTCAGCCTTTTTTCCCATTTTCCACATTTTCCTGGTCTACGATTAATTGCATTATATCAGCGTAACCAGCCAAATCAACCATATTGTCACGCTTTTTATGGAATCCCTGTCTGCATAGCTTTACAGCTATCTGTACAGCAACACAGTCATAAGGAGATAATTCCTTTCCAGTAATCAAAGAAGCCATCTTGGAAATGTTTTCAAAATTGACTACTGCATCGCCATAGTCAGACTGTCTGCTGTTGCTGCGGATATCCTTTGCTTCATCAAGGATGCTTCTCTCTTTAACATGATCAATATAAGCAATACAATCTGAAAAAAGAATATATTCTTTACCCTGATCATCCGCACAAAGAAACTTTTCACCATTCTCAAAACAGTATTTAACAGTGACAAATTTACCGAACACATTTGACTTGCTTACAGAATCTTCACCGTGAAGTGAAATGTATTTATCACGGTTTATAATTTTAACCTTGCTGTTCAACGTAACTCCGATCATAACAAATCACCAACTTTTATGTTATCCGCATCCTTCTTATCAGAAAAGAAAATACGGTCATACTTCGTTTCACCAAACTCAACAAACATAGCTAAGATAAAATACTTGTTCAATACACTATCATAACCCTTGTCATAAATCTTGTTTATCTTTTTTGTTTTCATACTTACTTACCTGTATTATTTGTGGAACCAAAACCTCCATCGCCCCTATCCGTTGAATCAAGGCTTTCAACCTCAACAAATTCAACCTCAATATAATTACTGAAAAGAAGCTGAGCAATCCTCTCCTTGGCGGCAATATAGAAAGGATCTTTCTCAAAACTCTTCACTATAACACCGATACAACCAGTATAGTCACAATCAATAACACCATCCAACACATCTGCGTCATGATACTTCCCGTCAACTCCAATAATACCTTTCAGGGAAAATCCACTTCTCGGCTTGATAATAGCCTTCATATATGAAGGCATCTGAATGGCTATACCAAGTTTAATCAGATTACGACCTTTTCTTATCAACGTGTTGTCAGGAACATACAAATCATACCCGGCAGCACCATCAGTTTTTTTTTCGGGAAGAACTGCATCCCGTCTTAATTTTACAAATTTTACTTGATTCATTTTTTATTTCCTTTTCTCTTTAAATCATACATAGCGCATTCCCTGCTTCGATAAATCTTGCTTGCAGGATAAATCACATCATTAACAATAACAAAGCCGACAACAGGATCTGTAATGGGAACAACTTCACCATCAACAATAGTAAAATTATTCTCGGATAAAAGCCTTCTCATGGCAGCAATCTGTTCGAGAGTAGCCTTTGAGATATCATAGTTGTTAGAAAAGTTAAACTCTAAATTACAGATAAGAACATTCTTGTCCTTATATAAGAAATTAGCTTTCAAACCACCAGTATTAATAAATACATAATCTATTAAATCTCCTGTTCTGCTTTTAGCAAACAGGAAATCTCCTTTCTTGAAATCGTCAATCTTGACTAGTTCATAAGTGCGCTCATCAATCTTCTTCAATGAATACCCCTCAGGTAGTTTTATTACACTTGCATCTGTCTTACCCATTTCTTTCATCCGTATTCAATCTGAATGCAGCTTCCCTAGCCTGATCCTTCGTTCTATACAACTCTATTTTTTCAAACATACGACCATCATCACAGTCATACGTACATAAGGTGACAGCCCACATATTACCACGCGGAGAATAGAAATACTTACCGTAATCCTTTCCCATCACCTTACCGTCAATACTTATTTTCCCTTTATTAGCCATAACACGACTTATTTCCTCACCCCAAACTTTTTCCTAAACTCATCAATAGAGCACGCTATTCGCTTACCAAGATGGTCTACATACAAAACAGCATCTTTAATCATTCGGTCATTCTCACTAAGCATGTGGATAATACTGTCAACGACACACTCTTTGCCGCTACCTAATTCAACATACTTATTACCCATGACAATACAGTCTTTTTCCTTCAAAGGAACAATACGTTCAATCTTGCTTTCACGATATTTTTTCAGTTTTTCAAAGAACTCACGGTGCATTACACACTCGTTCTCATCCATCACATGATAAAATTCACAGCAAATATCGTGAAAATCCTTTACCGTATTAACCTCACTAAGGTTATCAATCACATTCTGCAATGCGTCAAAGAAATTCACATCATGATCATCCAACACTTCTTCCATCATTCTGTCAATGGAAGCAATAGCTGCGTTCTTGAAATCAATATCATCACAACTAAATCCCAAAGAGATATAATTACGCAATGAAAGAAGATTTTCCTTAAAATCAATTCCTATTCCAATATCCATTTCCTAAATTCTTTAATGTTAATACTATTCAAATTATTAATAACAGCATCTCCGATATCATCGTTATGCTTCAATCCAAAAGACAGGATAGGGTGTTCCCACCATCTTGCCACACGTCCTTTGTCATCCCACAAAGATATAGCTTTATTATCAAAGTCGGGGAACAAAATAACATTTTTTGGCAATTTATTTCCAATCTGGTTCATTCCGCCACAAGCTGTCCATACAAAACCGTTACCGAAAGCCATAGAAGCTATTATGGCGGTTTTTTCCGATTCAACCATACAAGTTATCGCATCGCTGCAATAATCCCCTAAAAACGGCTTAAAATAACCACGATAAGTAAACCCTTCTCCCGTAGTAAACTTCCTGAAAGCATGGGTTTCCTTCTTCCTGTGACCGTTCGCCCCATATCTTATCCTGTTGTCATGGCACACGTTACCATCCTTGTCGGAATACCAGAACACAGCGGATTCCCTTCCAAGACAGCCTACCTTATACCTTGAAAACACATCATTCACGGAATCAACACCGAAAACACCTGAAAGGTACTCGTACAGGTTATTACCCTTCCAATGACCGGCATCGCTAAGCCTGTCAACATACTTCACATCAACAAACTTTGATTCCTGTCTACCCGAATCATACTCCCTCTCGTAGAAATCCTTCAAACTCATCCTGCAACCTTCCGGGCTTGACAGAATCCTAAAAGCATCAGAAGCACTACTGCAACCGGGAAGATAAGACACGAGAAAGTCAAACAGGTTGACAGAATCACCGCCCTGCTCGGTAACGGTGATACTGCCAGACTTGTTCATATAGAAAACCAGCTTATCCTTCCTGCTATGGCTCTCCAGATTTATCCGGGCAGGCAACGTCCACCGCTTACCCCTACGCCTTAAAGGAAGTCCAAGCACAGTATCAAGATTGGAAAAAATATAATCATAATCAATACTAGCCATGTCACTACTTAAAATTACGCCATCCCTGTTTTATATCCCTAAAGAAATCCTTCAACGTATAACGATAACCGTCAGGATATCCTAGAAAATCAGAAAGGCATGAAACATACCCACAAGGCTTACGTCCACCCGACCATCGGTACGCCATTTCAGCAGGAACCATAAACACAAGAAGAACAAATACAATGTCAACGTATATGAGAAACATGACAAAACGAATAAAACATTTCATAATCATTCCTCCACATCCCCTAATAGAAGTTTCTTCGCATAACGCAACGCAAACTCCCAATTGTAATAAAACGTACCTAGCAAATCAAAGAACAGGCTATACACGGCATTCTTGTAACCATCGGGAACGAAATACATGATATCATCCATCATACGGATATCATCACTGAACCTAGCATTCTTTGTCGTATAACGCCACAAACCGCCAACGGCAAGTATCTTGGCGTGTTCATAAACATGATAGTCAATGGAATATACATCACAAACGTAATCATTAAACCAATCTTCATTGTCTAGTACACCACTAACAGGGCTTGCCGACAAAATCATATTAACAAACACACCAAAATGACAATACTGCTCTATCTTACCCGAATCATTATCAAACTCAACCTTGAAAGCATCCTTGCCACTCTCATTAATACTGGAAACCATGTCACTTACGTAAAGCGTCTTTAACCACTGGCTGAAATTATATCTTTTCAAACCAGTCCTGTTACGAGCTTCATTTATCGCACACTGGGCATCAGACACACATACATACCAATCAGAAGTAACACGAATACTTCTATCAAATAAAACAATCTCTTTATTATCCATATACAATAAAATTTTTCAGCAAAAATACACATTAAAGTAATATGGTAAAAACAATAACGATTAAATAATGTTTAGAGAAAATAAAATAAGCCTATAAAGATTATTTTATCTTTTCCAATATAACTATATATTCGTTGCACATCGTGCTTACCTTATTCCCACTTTCATTTGTTGGGCTTGCTTTAGAAGGCATTCTTTTGTTTGGTATTTCTCTTACTAAAGTATTTATATGTTTGAATCCATTTTTTTCAAACATTTCAGCAGTAAAGAAATCAAGATGTATTTGTATGCCTTTTACAGTTCTATTCCCTACTACATAGCAAACAATTCCTCCTGGCATTATTACTTTGGCAACATTTGATATAGATTTAGAATAATCATTTAAGAAAGAAATGACGTCATAATATCTATTGATATCATAAGATTTTATTTTATCTAAGGCATCTCTTATACAAATTGTTGTGAATGATTCTTCTGTTTGCTTTTTCCCACCCATTAAAATGCAGTCAAGGTTTTTAGCGTTTTCAAAGCCAAACCATTCATTTGCCCATCTTGAAAATTGGCCGTATGCAACGGTTGTTTTACTATCTCCATAAGGTGGAGAAGTTACTACCATATCAACTGTTTCAGGCTTTATAATTTCCTCTGGAATACATATACTACTGTTGAAATCATAAATCCCTACTTTACTATCTTTGTTTGCGTTATTGAATTGAATAAGCCCTTTAATATTTCTTACTGTTTTTTCTTCAAATAGCCTAAACACGTCTGGCTTAAATGTTTTTATCTTTTCTTCTGGCATTCTGAAACGTTTGAACTCTCCGTTTCTTGTAAAAGATACTTCTCTCACAACCTCAGATAAAACAGTGTTGAAAAAGTCTTTAAGTTCTTTAGGTATATGATTATTTATAATCTGTGATAAATACGATAATCTCATAAGACTATCTTCTGAATACCAATAGCTATAATTTGAAATATTATCAAAGCATTTTTTTTCTACAAGTTCTTCTTTATATTCAGATAAGTAAGATTGTATAACACTAAAGTTGTATTGTATATCTTTCTCTTTATAATGTGTGGTCTTTACTTTGCTTATTAGTCTTGCTAACGGGTTAATATCTGTTCCTATTACATCTATCCCTTTAATTGATGCTTCTACCAGTGAGGTTCCACTACCCATATATGGATCAAGAATTAGTTTAGCACCTTCTTGGGGAATGTATTCTTCAATTAAAGTTCTTGCTATTTGTGGAATCATCATTGCCGGATATGTGTGATAACAATGAGTGTATTCCTTTGTATTTGAGCCTTTGAAACTCCATCTGTTATCAATAGTTCTTTTATACATAAAATTACTTTATAATTGTGGGTACAAATATAATAAATGCCAATTTAAAACGGCAAATCCTCCTTCATTATATCATCAGCCTGTTGGAGAAGATATTCGTCAGGATTATACTTCCGTCTTAGGACAACCTGAAACAGCCTGTTCCTATTTTCATCCCACGCGGAAGTGACGGAATAGCCTTCCTGGCGTATCATGTCAACCATCTTTCTCTTGCTGTAAGGTCTTACGCCACAGTCATTGCAGTATGCTATGTATTTCACATACAGGTCACGGTCACGGATAGCCGATTCCTCAATATCTCCCGAAGAATCATACCCCGAATCGTAAAGATAGGACAGGACACTATTGGAATCACGTCTTGCATTCTCCGTAACGGATTCTATCGTATAACTTCTCGTAAACTCACCTTTATTCTTAACAAACCGTCTTGCGCCCTCTATTATCCAGTTGATAATGGCTGCCGATTCCTTTGACAGCTTCAACGGAAGAGATCTGTCCTGTTCCGATTCCTTAAACACACGATAGAACGGAATGACAAGGGAGCGTCTGAAATGACCGTAAGTCTGGTCCGAAACGGAAGGCATCTTGTTAAGGTTGGCCATAAACGGCGGCATCATGTCGGCAAGGAAAGGCTCACCGAACGGAAGGCGCGCCATAGTAGGCTCACCGGATATGAACTTCTTATACTTGCCACCGCTCACGTCCTTCCCACCCATCTCGGAAGCATAGTTGAGCAGCTTGCCGTTTATCATAGCTATATTGTACTCGCACGTAGACTTGTCACCAGACAGATCAGCCATCTCCATATACGACACATTGTCTTTCCCCAGGGCATTGACAACAGCGTCAAAGAACACCGACTTACCGTTACTACCACAACCGAGAAGGTAACACATCTTCTCCATCTTGATCTTCTTCCTGTCAACAAAGGCACACCCCACAAACTCCTGCAAGGCATCCTGTGTGTCCTTCACCGGGATCACATCGTCCAAAAACTTCTCCCACAACGGGCTGCGCGCCAACGGGTCATAATTGATATTGATACGTATGCACGATTCTATCATGGGCGAGAAATCGAACGTTTCCATCGTTTCCGTGTCAAGGACACAATTGTCAAACGTGATGAAGTTACGCTTTGGATTGAATATCTCATGCGTCACGTTCTTCACGATGGTACGGTAGAAACGCTCGCTCGTATCGGTCATGTACAGTTCGCTAAGACCGTTTATCCGGCACAAGTCCATACACAGGCGCATCAGATCCTCCTTCATCATGGGAACGAATATCTTACCGTCAAAAGCCATGATAGAACCGCTCCTGTGGCGTCTGAAATTGCACTCCCTGCACGCATCGGCTATATCCATCTCGACCATAGCGGATATGGAACGCTTCCACTCGCCTTCATCCCTGGCTTTACGGAAACCGCGACCACCGCCCTTGTCCGCCAGCTTGCCCATAACGGAATCAAGGATGTATTCATAAGAAGCCTTTGCAGATTCAGCGACAGTCATTTTCCCCTCCTTTCTCTACCGATTCTACCGATTTCTCCCGGTCCACAACCTTCCCGAACATCACAACGGGATACAGGTCATAATCGTCCGTTGATATGTCAGGGCGTGCGTCCATATCGTCAAGGGAAGAGTACACGTCCGCGATGTGCTCCAGTTTCCGGCACACGATGGAATCACGTCTTATCCCATAATACTCTATAAGGTCAGCCATGTACTGTATGGTAATGTCCTTGAACCATGTGAACGCATCATCACGTGTCCTTGCCCCGTCACAGCAGGTATTGAACGTGTACCCGAAACGCCTCATCTTCACGAAGTAGCTGTTCCGCCACAACGACACCGACTTGTCCATCTCGTTCCCGGCGTTACGTATGGCGGTGACGATGCTCCCGGGAATGAGCGCGCACCGTGAAACGCGTGCTGCCGAAGGCTTCCCGTTCGCCCCAGTCCCATCCACCATATCCACATCGGGCACGAACCTAAGGTCATCCACGCTCCTTCCGCCCACAACGGACGTGTCATGCCGCATGAGATAGTCGGCATCCACGATATGACCGTACTGCCTTACCTGGTCCTCGCACCACGAAGCGAATCTCCTTAACGACCGCTTCCACTCAGAAGGAAGCACATACCCGTACTTTCCGCATATATCCTCTATATGCTTTCTCTCCTTCTCCCATTTCCGCTTCATCTTCCTCTCGTACTCCATCACTTCACCCTCCACGCTGACACCAGCGACCTGTGCGGACATGGATCTTGCAGTCAAAGGTACGGGCACGCGCCTGATGAATGACTTTTCCGACACAAGAACCGTCCTAGTACCGTCCTTCAACGGCTCGTCAAGTTTGAGAAAACACTGTCTGTCCGCAACGTTAACGAGCGTAACCCACCCGAACAGCCGTGTCTGAACCCTCATGCCCTTGTACCAACGTTCCCTGTCGGGCATTGCATCGGACAGGCATATGACACGCCTTGATTCGGGCAACCTAAGTTTAATCTCTATTTCTTCTTCCATCTTTACACACACATTTTATCTGATTTCACCTGCAAATATAGCGCAAAAAACAATACAAAAACAAATAGTTAAATTAATTAACTGCAAATGTTTACGTGATTAACAAATGCGTGTCAAGGAAGATAGTTTATCTTTCTTTACACAAGATTTTTTACTTTCACGCCAACAGTATGCTTTGAAAAGGAAAAGTAAAAAATGTTGATTGTTGTTATTTTTTATTTTTGTTATGATTTTTCTCATTTTAGTTAAAATGATTTAACTATAATTTTTTATTTACTTGCTATTTTCTACGTTAAGAAATGTAAAATTTACTTAATTTAACATAAAATAAAAAATCTCAACACCGATAGTTGCATATGCAACTAATTGATTTGGGAAAATTCGTAAAAAACCTACGAAATTCGTTGTTTTTTCGTAGACTTCGTAAACTCTTCGTTTTTCAACACTTGTCAAAAAACTTGCGCAAATTAGTGGTTAAATGGCTGAAAACAAGCTGTTTAGTCTTGTCAAAAAAAATTGAATCGTAAATCTTTGAAAATTTACTCTCTATTAATTTGCATATTAAATGTTAAAAGTAATATATATTTACAACATATACATACACGTACACCTTACATGCTCTATTACAATACATATACATACACAATACATACATAACACATACACATACAGAAACCAAAACTGCATACGTAATTTAGTATAGATACATATCAAAACGACGAAATCAACGAAGAATACTGTAAACCAATAACTTATACTGCAAAAAAAGACATAAAAAATGCAACCACACCTACGAAACACACCGAAAAACCTACGATTTTCGTAACTTTTTATGTAAAGATTTATCCGATTTTGTTGAAAACTACCGAAAATACACCTCCAAACCGCAAAATCAGCCATCCGAGCAAAATTTGGGGAAAAAAAATTTTAAGAAAAAAATTTATCGGGAGCGACACACCCACATAGAAAACCCTAATAAAGGGGGTACACCACTGATTTACAGGTAGTTACGCCCGTTTATATACTTCATTTCTCAACGTTTGTAAATAAAAAGAAATTCTTTTCTACGACAATCGAATTTCAAAATCTTTACAAATAAAATATCTTTACAAGTGACTTCTACGAAGATTTCGTAATTCCCTCACGTTCAGATACTTACAAACAGATTTAACACAAATTAACATTGAAAAATCTTGAAATTAAACATAATATTAAGCTAAAATAGGTCTTGCACGGTCTGATCTATTAATATTATGCAATATTAATTTAAAATATGTATATAAACTGTATTGATTTTGGAAAAAACGGGCTTAATTTATAATGAATGTTAATGAAATATACAACCTAATCAAAAACGCCGTATGTTTGCAGTGTCGGAAGGACAAAGAGATATATGACATATTGAAACAGCTTGCCACGGTGAGAGCGTGGTACAGATCCGCAAACAAGGATAAGCGGAATATAAATAGCGGTGTAGCTAGCCACGATGCAGAGGCACGGAATATTAGATAAGGGTGATAATGTTTTAGTGCGATATGTGATTAGCTCCTGATACGATATAATATAATGTGTGTGCGTGTATACGTATCTTATACATAAGCCTTAATACTTGTCTGTTATGCACGGATAAGTTAATATAAGCCGTAAAAACATACGACACGCACATATTGTAATGTAGCTGCCATGATAGTGGTAACGGTTACAAGCCCGTATAGATACAGAGTACAGTATATAAACTTAATACATTATAATATGAAAGCAAAAAGAATCTCACAGAAAGCGGTTAAAAACATGATTAACGGCAACACTGCATTGCTGCATATCGGTAACTTTGATACGGGGAAACGTACCAATTTAAAGCGCGCGGTTAGCGAATGTGTATATACTAGTCGGTTGTATTATAATAAGGAATTGCAATCGGATAACGAAAAGATAGAATACCTAGTATATAGTCAACCTTATAGGGTGTTTAAAGTAGAACTATATAAAACACATATTGCAGCGTTTAACGAATACACTGAGTACCACATTAATTTTGACGATACAAGCAAGTATTACACATTGGTTATAAGTGGCATGCAGTTTTTGATCGTGTCAGATCTGGGCTGGTGTAATATATGGCAAGTGTTTAACACCGACACCCCCGTTACAACCGACTGTAAACAAGAAACCGAAACCAATTGCGAACAAGTTTACGACGTGGTTTTTAACGACGATACAGCAAGCAATTGCAAGCATATAAACAGTACATACGAATGTTGCATGCAATGGATTGAAGCAAACAGGCACGACAATACAACCTATTTTGCCGACTACAAGGGCGGCACCGTGTCAATTGTAGAAGTGAATACAGGAAATTATGTCTACACTGAAAATATTTAATATTAAAAATCATACAAAAACAATAACGAACAATTAAAAAAATTACAATTATGGAAAGATACGATTATTTTGCAGCGGTTAAAGAGGATGTTTTAAACTATATCAACGAAAACAATATAGTAGTAACCTCCGAAAACCGGGACGAAGTGGAACAAGATCTTAATGATACACTATTTACATGTGATAGCGTAACGGGGAACGCGTCAGGATCTTATACATTTAACGCGTGGACGGCCGAGGAATATCTATGTCACAATTGGGACCTGTTAGGAGAAGCGTTAACGGAGTTAGGATGTGATATGAGCTATATAGAGAGAGGTGCAGAGGCATGCGATGTTACAATACGCTGTTATCTGTTAGGCCAAGCTATCTCAGAAGTTTTGGACGAAGTGGAAACAGAAGAAGAAGAATAAAACGAATAACGAACAATTTAAATATTTATAGAATTATGAAAACAACAAGAAAAGAAATATACCGTATTTATGGCAAAGAAAATGTAATATTATTAGGATATTGCGAAATACAGTACATACAAAATTACCTTACAAAAGTCGGACACACCGAACGTGTAGAAGGATGGGCCGCTAATGTTTTCGAATTACCTGCACCGTATAATAATATAGCTATTTGCACGGGCTATGCACCATTTGGGACAAAAAACAAAAATGCGCGCAAAGTGTGCGAACGGTGGGAAAAATTGTATTATAATTACGATTTTAGTCAACGCAAAAGAATGATTAAGCGTTTTGCACGTGAATTAAGTAAAACAATAAACAATTAAATATAACCTTTAAATTAAAGAAATTATGAGAACGTTTTTTGCACAAGTTGAAACACGGTATCGGGCGATTAAAAATTGCCCGTTTACCCCCGCACATGTTGTTAAGGTTTTTGGCGGTTATATGTGTTTTGAAAGTGATAATGATTATAGAGTTTGGAGAAATCAAAAGTAAAAAATAGCAATGAGAACAAATAATAACCTAGTAGATTTTGCGAGCATATCGACATACGTGGGTTCTGAAAGTTTAGTACAGAAGGTAAAAGACAAACATAGTGATATATACCTTAATTTCGCTTACACCGATTATGGTGGATCATTTTTAGACAAGGTTATAATATCTTACTTTAAAGAATATTACCAAGAAAATATAGTACATGAAAAAACGTCCTGGAACGGTGAAAACGCGTTTATTTTTGGGGAACCTGCAAAAGAATTGTACGAGTTAATTATAGCGGGTAATATATTAGATTTTTATTATTTAGGACAATATTATACCGAAATGGAGTATGGCATGATAACAGCGGAGGCGCAACAATATATTAACGATAACGGGCTAGACAATGAGTTGTACGATATTGTTTGTGATTGGTTATCCGAAAACAGCTATCCAGAACCTAATTATTTAGATTATTCAGAAAATGATTTAAACTACTTTTTACAAAAATTAAAATAATAACAGTAAAACAAGCTAAGGATTTGTTAATAAATATTGCAACATACGTACATATACGTAAATTTGAAACAGGTAATAGAACTAATTTAAAACGTTCTATTTCTGTATGTCGTTATGCTTATAACGAATATAAGAATATCTTTGACAATATTAGTTTGGTAAATAATTGTAATAAATATTTGATACGTTTTGTTAAAAATATACAGCATGATCGAAACATTAATACTATTAGGTTGCTTGTATCTATCCATACGGGTAACAGACTATGTAGAAAAACAGAAACAATAACAATTTAAAAACGTGACATTATGGAAACAAGAAACGACATACCTAATTTGCTTGCAATGTATATACGCAATACGCGGGAAATATACGATATTACAACATGGCTGCAAAATTGCATAATTAAGAAGGCAAACAAGGGCATACAGCCATCAATAGAATACCTTGCAAATTGCAGCGCGATGAAAAGTATAATCAGAGAAGCCGCCAAACTATTGTACAAGTATGACGGAATAACACCCACCAGACAAGAAAAACAGCAAGCGGCTAAAGAGCACGCAAAATATATACTTGACGGTGTGCAATACTCCATCCAAAAACGCCAATAGAAGGCAAAATAAAGCCTTCTATTGAAAGATCTCAATCAATACCGATATATTATCCATAAAAACAAAAAACATTATGATACTAGTAACAGTAAAAAACAGCAAAACAGGTAGCCAATATATTTGTAAATCGGCCTCAAAAACGGTAAAGGATATAGCATATAAACACATAAGTTATCATTTAGTATGCAGACATAAAGATCACCCGTTTTTTAAACAGTTTTACCACGGTCCAAAAGGTATATATATAGATTCGCCCCGGTACAAAGAAATAGAAGCCCTAGAAAAACCTATCTGGAATACACCAATATACAAATTACTAGAGCTAACCATTACGGAAACACCCCTAGACGGGCGTACACGATACGCAAAACAGTTACCCGTATTCAATGCGGATATATTGGCGGAACTTACCTATTAATCAATCAAAAACAATATAATTATGGTACAATTTACTATTAACAGTTTCAGCAATTGCCTAACAGGCCGCCCGTACAATTCCATTAAAGACGCAATACAAGACGGTGGATACTCCGTTTGGTGCAACGAAAAGATCAAAAAAGCATTCAGTTTCGGGAACGGCACGGAAAAGGACTTTGAAAGGTATTGCAAAGACAATAAGTGTAAAATTGTGAGTGAAAGCGAATTTTACAAAGAATTATATTCTTTGCCGTTGAATGAGCAAGAAACACATATCCAATTTATTCGAGAACAATTAAACCGTTACAATGACCTATGAAAAAGAAATACGCTAAAGAACAATTACAGGAAGCAATTACCAGGGTAAACAATATAGTAGAAAATAGTATAGGAAGTTTTCAGAAACCGATAATTCCAGGCGATTGCCCTACGTTTGATGAAGCTACGGCAAACTATGTTAGGGAAAGACTGGGATTATACCTAAAATCGTGGGTATTGCCAAAACTTGATGAATTATCTAAATGAATAGTATTATGGAAAAACAGGAATTTATCGAAAAGTACAATTTTATAAAAGAAAGTGTTATATCTGCAATGGATAAGGCTTTAGAACGTGCCCTAGAGAACGAAGTAATAGACCTGAGTAAATGTGATAGCAATTATTTAGATGTTTATCCGCTAATCGGAGCGGTTTTAAAGAGAGAATTAAGCTATATACTTGACGGTTCTCCTACTTACAGTCGTTCTATAAAACGTAAAGCGACTAAATATAATTACGATTATAGAATATGGCACGATTATGCTGGAGATTATAAACATAAATAAATATTATTTACAATGAGAAAACAAAATTTACAAAAAGAATTATCTCCTATTTTTGACAATGAAAGTATTAAGATAGGAACGTTTAAAGCTAACAGAAGTATTGATACATTGGATCTTATCAAGGAAAATATCAAGTTTTGGAAAAGCTATGACGGACACAAGCTACCTGATAAACAGGTTAAACGCCTGTATTATAACGGCACCAGGACACAAAACATAATCAAAATGTACATAAATACGCCTGAATTGATTAAGTTTGTAAGAGAGCACGCAAACGACTATAATACGTTAAATCGAAAGGACGTACCTAGATGCATAAATATTGATCGTAGGCGGAGTGAACGTTATTTTTCCGTATATATCAAAAAGTTTGGGAACGTGCGTTTTGATGAAGTGTTAAGAGTTTTCCCTTTGCTTCCCAAGTCATATTTGAACGAGTAATGAGAGTAATTAGAGTAATAAGAGTTTTAAGGAGAATACTAACTGATTCAGATATAATAGATCTGTACGGTCTGTATTGTGAGTTTTACAAAAATATACAATAATATGAAACGCAAAGAATTAGACAACATTTTGCGCAACTTGTTAGTTGCCGGGAACATTGTAACCGTACCGTTTGAACAAATGAGAGAGATACGCAAGGAATTAGACCGATTTGTTAAGCCTATACAGATAGAGGTCATTAAGAGCGATTTTGAAACTGTTTCATTCAGAGAGTTAAGATAAAGCGGAAATAATGTGAAATATTTTCCCGGTATGGAGAACAACAAACAGAGCGACACTGTTACCGGGAGCAATTTTTGACTTAAAAACGAAAATAAACGAAAAAATATGAATATTATTACAGACAAAACAAAAGCCCCTGCAAAGCTACGTTACAGGGTGAGCAATAACAGCGGATCAATAAATAAGGAGTTTGGCAAAAACCAACAGGCGGCTTATTATGGCATTAAGGAACAAATGATATCTATGTTTTCTTATAGAATTAATAAGGATAAGAGGTTTAATATGATAGAAGTATTTGAGGCTCCATCTATTGAATTAATTGAATTATGTGATTCTTATAACTGTAAATTGATGGCAAACATTTTGAATAAAAAAAATGAATATGGAGAATTTGATCAGGTGGTAGTCTATGAAGTTTATCCGATTAATCTGAATGATATAGAGTTTGTATAATAATTTTTTTTCAATTATGACACATAAAGAAATAGAAAACGAACTTGGCTGTTGGGGAGATATTATCAGAGAAAACCCAGATAGATATGCGTATGTTAGGCAACATTTTTCAAATGATGTTTGCGATTTAAAGCCAATAACTTATAGTGCTTTGTGGAATTTGTTGCTGCATTCTGAGGCGAATGATCTTTATTACTACAATGAAAATCATGCGATAGACGAAACGTGTGTGTTTTATGAGTTCTACTATGATCTCGGTTTTGAACTTCCAGAAGATAGAGGTCTTGATATGAATTATTATCCACATATTTGTATTGAACTGAATGACAATGATGGATATGAAGGAGATATTGATATTTTCATGTTGGACGAATGGGATGCTTCCGAAGATATGACGAATGAGGATAAAGAACGATTTGATGCAATACGAAAAAAATATCCTATTACATTGATTAATAATTTGAACGATTTGAACGATTTGATATAATGGGAACGAACAATAAACAAGCTATCCTAGAAGGGAGAAAATGGGACGTAATAGAGAGTGTTGACGGATATTTTTCCGGGGAAAAGAACGGAGTTATCATACAAGGAACGACAATGAGTGATCTGTATGAAAAATGTAAATCTTTTGACATAGCTTCGGTTATGGAGAAGATTAAGACGGGTGACAATCTGAACGACTGGGAAAAACGCTTAATAAAAGTTAATAAAAAGTTGTTGGAAAACCAATAATATATATATTTGTCGTATGAGAAATAAATATGTCACATTTTACAAGGGCTGTACAATAGAGGTCACAGGATAAAAAGACTTCATGTACCGGATAATAAAAGGTGAACGGATGGTTCTCTTTGTAGATATGTTTTACAGGTCTACAACTGATGCGTTAAAGGGCGCAATGAGGTGGGTGGACAATAATGTTAGAAAGGAGTGAATTTATGCTTTTTGGAATTGTTTTTGCTATGTTAATGAAAGCTATATGTGGAAATATGTTGGGCGATTGATGATTGTCATTGTATGGCTTATTGTGTTACAGGTCTTGTCTGAATGTTAATTATGAAATATTTAAGAATACATTTGATTATATGGTGTTTGCCTTGTATAATATATGGTATTAATGAACAAATGAAAACCATTACAAAAATTTAACACATAATATTTCCTAATATCGTTATATAGTATTACATTTGCTTCATACAGGGATAGGAACGGAGTAGCTACCTTCCGACAAGCTGAAGTCAGTACGGCTTCCCTGTTCTCCTTTTTACTGGCGAAACATAATACTGGCTAATATGCAATTAGTTTATAAATTTGAGATCAACCATTCCGACAGGCTTTGCGCTATCTGCCGTGTTACGAATAACCTGTACAACCAGGCGTTGTATATTGTCCGTAACGAGTTGAAGGATAACGACAGGTGGCTGTTCTATCCCGACTTGGACAGGATAATGAAGAACGTCACCAACCTTGAAGGTACGGTAAATTACAGACTTGTGAAATCACACGTAGCCCAACAGACATTACGTGTGCTTGACAAGGCGATGAAGGGATATGTCAAGGCTGTAAAGGATTGGTCTAAGAATCCGGGGAAGTATAACGGTAAGCCCGAACTGCCATGCTATCACAAACGTGGTGGGATGAGCAATGCTATATATACCAACCAGTCGTGCAGGATACATGACGGGTATATAATCCTTGACCGTGACTTGAAAATACCCGTTCCGCAATGGGAGAAGTACAAGGACAGAATCGAACGGTTCAAACAGGTTAGGATAATTCCAAAACGTACATACATGACCGTGGAGGTTGTATATGATTGTGTTTGTTCGGATAATGTCGGTACTGGTATGGCTTCGATAGACTTGGGTGTGAACAACCTTGCCACGCTGGTTTGCGGATGCAATGCGCTGCTGTTTTCCGGCAAGGTTGTCAAGTCATACAACAGATGGTTTAACAAAACATTATCCATGCTGCAATCCATAAAGGACAGGCAGGGAATAGAGAAACTGACAAACAGGATGAGAAAGATGTATGAGAAACGTGAACGGTTTATGAATGATTCGATGCACAAGACCAGCAGGCGTATCGTTGATTATCTTGTATCACACCATATAGGCACTCTTGCTGTAGGCTACAACAAAGGATGGAAGCAATCCGTCAATATGGGCGGAGTAAACAATCAGAAGTTTACATTCATCCCTTTTGCGAGGTTGAGAAGCTGCCTTAGATACAAGTGTAGACTTGCAGGCATCAACTATATCGAACATGAGGAAAGCTACACTAGCAAATGTGACGCTCTATCTATGGAGGATATATGCAAGCATGATAGCTATCTCGGTAAGCGCATCAAGCGAGGGCTGTTCAAGTCGGCAGTTGGAAAGGTTATCAATGCTGATGTCAACGGTGCGCTTAATATAGGTAGAAAAGTATTCGGTGATTCATTTATGATAGCCGATAGCGGGCGTTGGTATCGCCCCGAACGGATTAACGTTCTAAAATGTGTATAAAAATGCATATTAATACCTACACTATTCGAGATTGCAGTATTTTTGGCGTTCAATATCATCTCGTTTATATGGGATTTTAAGTTTATTAAATGGAGTTCCATGTTTTATGCCAAATATACATGGAACGGTACTCCTTATGTAGACCGAACCCCTTGGGATACCTTTAAAAGGCATTATTCAGTTATATTATAATTTAAAGAAAAAAATGATAATAGGGATGTTTCATTCATAAAAACAATATAAAAGCTATGAACAAAGAAGAATTTCAGACAAAGAAAAATGATATCAATTCAAAAATAAGGGAATTGAAAAGTCAGAAAATTAAGTTGGAAAAGGAGTACATTGAATCCAATGCGAAGTATCCTATCGGAAGCAAGGTGTGTATTACTACTAATGAATCAAAACGATATGCCTATGTCAAGGATTATAGGATTGATTTTTCTGACAATATTGTACCATTGTTTAACAAGGTGAAGAAAGATGGAACCGTGTCGGAGATGGGCTTACATGTTTGGTCTTATGAATGCCCTACGATAGAATTGGTAAAGTAGTAATTTTTGTTTACGATGATGGAAAAGGTGGAAGTAGGAACCCTTGACATGGGCGAACTGTTTGAACACAGGGGTGTAATATATGAAATATTATACAAGACGGATTATTGTGTCCGCTGCCAATATCCTAACGACAAATATCGTTACAGGGATAAATGGAAATATCTATATACCGAGTTTAGTTTATGGACAAAAGTGAACAAGATATGAAAACACTGGTTTTTGATGTGATGCTTGACGGGCGGTTTGTACATACGTTCAGATACCAATATTGCCCGTTGTTTCCGATAGACGAACAGGAACTGGAGAAGTTTGTCACCGACAGGCTTCCTACATTGAAAGGTAAAGATTTTAAAATAGTATTTTGATATGAAACAGACGGTAGAAGAAGCAGCAAGGGAATATTCCAATGATTGCAGAAACAGGCAGCGTCATTGTGAACCGTACTGCATTGTTGACTTTATTTCTGGTGCAGAATGGCAGTCGAAGCAATCACCGTGGATAAGCGTTAAGGAACGGTTGCCGGAACCAAACAAGCTTGTCCTTTGCAGAATGGTATCAAATGGAGCGATTGTTAGTGGCTATATCGTTGTTTCATCCGGGAGATCGCCATACGTTGCGACAGACGGAGGATTTGAATTTGAGGATTGGAACGACTACGAGTGTGACATGTGGATGTCCATCCCTTCTTTTGACGAGATACTCGAAGCCAACAGAGATGTACTTGAACGAATTAAACAGAAAGGAGATTAATATGGATAATGAAGAACTACCTGATAAAATAATTGATATTGTAAGGGCTATACGAAAAATACCTAGAGAACAAATCAAGAATCCTTTTGAGATACAAGTTATCGTAGTTAAACCCAAAGAAAAAGGAGATTGAAAATGAATAAAAGTAAAGTTCTTTTGTTTAAGAAGGTATGTTATGATATTGGAACACGTTTTTCTTTTGTTGTAAACGGTAAGATTGTTGAGGCGGTTATAAGTGATGTAATGATTGATTATCATAAAAACATCAATTATGAAAAGCAATCTGTAAGGTATCATTTTTGCACTATGGATAAACATACATTCAATGAGTTTTCGGAAAGAGAATTGGAAGATATGATACATAGAGGGATTGTTTTATATATTGAGTAATTGAAAAGCTATGAAAGGAAATATATTTGACAAAATAAGAAAAGCATCTAATAAATACATAGAGTATATGATTGCTTGTGATGATATATCCAAAGAAGCACAAAAACATATAGATTGGGATGATAATGTTTCATGTGAATATTATCCGTCTGATGGAATATGTATAATGATAGACGAGCATGTTTGTTATGCTAATACATTCTTTGGCTTGGTAGAAGAATCAGAAAACGGTATGATTGATAGGAAAACATATATGAGAAATTGTATTTGATTATGGAAATAAATAACGGAATAATAATAGACGGAGTGTTGCATGAATTGTGCGTTGGAATATGTGATGAGTGCTCATTACAAAATGAGTGTGATGATAGTTCAGAAATCATTTGCGATATAGCTTATGAAAACCCAAACATGGACCAGTGCTTTGTCAGTCGTGGGAAAGTAACGGATATTAAGATAGATAAGGAGGAATAATTATGGGATTTACAACACAGTGTTTTATACACAAGAATACTGCTAATATTAGAAATAGATTAAAAGAACTTGGCTATTATTGTAATCCATATTTAGGTTGGCATAATCTATTTACTTGTGTATTTGGAATTAATTCGGTTTATTCATTGGACGATTATGATACAAATGGTCTTAAAGAAATAGATGGTCTTATTGATTGCGGAACGAACGAGGAACTTTTCCTAGCTATCGCTGCTTTGAGGGATGATACAGACAAGAACCAATGGTTTACGGATGGTGATAAATGGATTCTGTGTCCTGAAATCAAGTTCTCTACTTATTGGGTTTACAATGATATTGATGTTAATATAGATACCGTTCACAAGGCTACCGTAAACGAACTGATTGAACATTTTAAAATAAAGGAGGAATAATGAAAGCAAAGTATTTTAAAAAGATAAGAAGCCAAGTAAAGTGGTATAAGGTATCATATAGAGATAGTTTATTTTTTAGTTTTAGCGATGAGAAAGAAATATTGGCTAAATCTCCTGAAAATGCTTGTGTCAGATACCATAAACGTACTGGATGTTTTGTTAACAAATATAATCCCAATAATATTACACAATATAGTGAATCTCTTTCAAGGTTCAAGGTATGTATAGGTAAGAAAGTAATGTATTTCGATTAAATATGAAAGCAAGAATAAAAAGAAAAATTCAAAAAAGACCATTCCTATATAATGTAGGACAAGTTTTTAAGGCTTGTGATTGGATTACTAGTATTCAACGTGGAAATATGGTTTGGCGTAGGTATCGTTCATTTGGTACTATTATTAAATCAGAATATTAAATATGAAAGCAAGAGTAAAATCAACAGGGGTTTTGGTGGATGTAACTCCCCAATTAAACATCAACTCTCAACATAGCAAAGATTATTTATATGTATGTGATAACATGGTTTACAGAGAATGCGAACTTGATTTTTCAGCTATTGACTGGGAACAGAGGCGATATGAACTAGCGAAAGCTGCCATGCAAGGATTTTGCAGCAATTCACATGAACAGGTAATGAATGCTAGTTTAAATATGACAGTAGAATGGAGCCTTGGTTTCGCTGATGCGCTAATAAAGAAATTGAAAGGAGAATAAAATTATGACCGAAGAACTTGTAACATTAGAAACAGCAAAGATGCTGAAAGAGAAAGGGATGTTTACAGATATAGAATTTCCTCCGCAATCCGTTGCCCAGAAGTGGTTACGTGAAACCAAAAATATTCATATATGTGTATATAACTGTGCTTGTGGCTATGGATACGAAATATCTAAAGCTGACAATGGAACTCATATAACCAGTTCTGTTTATGAAGGACCTAATGATGGTGGTAAATGGGATGTCTACGAAGACGCACTTGAAGCAGGATTACAGGAAGCATTAAAATTGATATAAAAATGAAAAGAATAATTACTGTCCAAGACATGATTGACGAACTAATGTTAGTTGTCAATAAGGATGCTGAAATAAATATCGTAATGAATACAGGAGATTATCAAACTGAATACATTCCTGATCTATATGATTTTTCTGTCATTGATTTTACTGATGTACATCCTGATGATGGAAACTCGGAAAATAAAGTGGTAATAGAAATGTTTCGTTAAAAGAGAAATAAATAACACTCAAAACATAAAAGAAATGAATACAACTTTTGAAAGATCGTCTAATAGTACCGATGAATGGTACACACCGAAAGAAATTATAGACGCATTAGGTGAATTTGATTTAGACCCATGTGCCCCGGTAGCCCCCCTCTATAAAACAGCAAGTGTCATGTACAACAAAAATGACGATGGATTAAAACAGGAATGGAAAGGACGTGTTTGGTTGAACCCACCTTATTCCCGTCCTCTTATAGAATGTTTCGTTAAACGGATGGCAGAACATGGAAACGGCATTGCTTTACTTTTCAATCGCTGTGATTCAAAGATGTTTCAGGATGTGATATTTGAGAAGGCAACGGCAATGAAATTCTTGCGTAACCGAATCAGATTCTTCCGTCCAGACGGAACTCGTGGAGATTCTCCTGGCTGTGGCAGTATTCTCATCGCTTTTGGTGAGGATAATGCAGAAATATTGAGAAACTGTGATATTGCAGGTAAGTACGTTAGAATCAATTAGAATGACAAAAAAGATGAATAAAGAAGAATTTTTAAGCAAAAGATACGCCATTGATTTAAAGATAAAAAAATTGAATGGAGAAAAGGAACAGTTGGAAAAGGAATACATTGAATCCAACCAAGTATTCCCTATTGGAAGCAAAGTCTGTATAACGGTCATGGATCATGAAAGGATATTAGTTCCCGAAGCGAAGAAGTTAGCCTATATTGCAGATTATGATATTGATGATAACGGAGAGGTTGTACCCTCTTTAAGACAGTTGGATTGCAATGGGGGCATGTCAGCAATACCTTTATTTGTTAATTTAAAGAAGGCTATGATTAAATTGGTATGAAAGAAATAATAGATGAACAAATGGTTATGGATGAAAAAGAACAATTAGTCATTACTAGAATACAAAAATTCAGTAAGATAGCTAAAACAATGGGGTTGGAAGTACATTTGGGGTTTTCGGGAGGAAAAGATAGTCAGGTATGTTATGACCTTTGTAAACGTGCCGGAATACCGTTCAAAGCCTTTTTCAACCATGCCTTTGAAAGTAATATTACATTAAGGTTTATAAAAGAAAACTATCCCGATGTAATATGGAGGCGTGATTATAAACTCGGGTTTATACAAAATATATGGAAAAACCACAAATCCATCCTTCCTACTGTACAAATAGCTTATTGTTGCAAGGATTATAAGCACAATCCTAAATATGTGGATGCGTGCAGTATTACGGGAGTAAGGAAAGCTGAAAGTAGGAGTAGGAGTAATAGGACGGCATTTGAAGCGAAAAACAAAACGACTTTAAAGAAAAATAAAAAATTGTTTGATTCCTATTTTGAAGAACATTGTCAGTCTATTGGTGCTGCTTCCATCATACAATTAAAGCCTATTATAGATTGGACGGATAAGGATGTATGGGATTATATCCATAAATATTCATTACCTATAAATCCCGAATATGATTATTGCAAAAGAGTTGGATGTATTGTTTGCCCGAAAGCAAATTTAAATAGTAATTACATAGGACTTATAAAATATCCAAAACTTATTGACGCCTTTATTTCTGCAAGAGAAATGAGGAATGACGTTAATTGGTTTATTAATATTGATGAAACTGATTATTCCAATGATAAATGTTATTATATATGTCGGTGGTTAAATCATTCCTTCATGCCGTTCACAAAGAAGCAGGAAGAAAGGTATAAACAGGTAAGAGAAATATATGATAAATTACATAACAAATAATTATGGCTATTATAGGAATTGACTTTGACGGAACGGTCGTGACACACGACTTTCCTAAAATCGGCAAGGACATAGGTGCCGTGCCTGTATTGAGAAAATTGGTTGATAACGGACACAAACTTATCCTGTTTACCATGAGAAGTGATATTGATGAGGTGACTTCCGATGATTACAACATACACAAATATGGAGGAAAATATTTGTCGGAAGCCGTACAATGGTTTATGGACAACAACATTCCCCTGTTCGGTATAAACGAGAATCCTGAACAGCATACATGGACACTATCGCCCAAACCTTATTGTCACATATACATTGATGATGCGGCATTGGGATGTCCGTTGAAATATGATGTAAAGTTAGAATACCATTAACGGGTAATGATATCAAAATTTACAGTTCCATTAAAAATGCAGAATGCGATGGATTCTTACATCAAAGTATTTCTAAATGTTGTTTGAATCAGATGAATAAACATAAAGGATATAAATGGATGTACTTATCCGATTACGAAGCCCAATTCAATAAGTCAAAGAACTCTTAACTAAACTTTAGCAATTGCAACCACAGTTGTCACCAGCAGCATAACCTGCACCAAAACCAGCCATGAACGGATAACCATATCCACAACCGCAATTTGGATTAGGCACTATATAGGATGGAACCGGGCACGGAGCCTTAAGTTGGCCAACTATATTTGCAGTCTGGGCCTGTTGAGAAGCAGCCAGAGCCAAATTGCTGTTTTCCTGACGTAACTGCTGAATTTCACGTTGCATTTCTCTCTTTTCTAACTCGCAGAATCCACTTTGGATGATTTGAGTTTGAGCGTCTATCTTACTTGACAAGATGTTAAACTGAGTGTTTGTGTTGCTTGTCAAAGTATTGGTCTGCTCTACCGTAGCCAAACGGCTATCACATCCCTGACGTTCAATAGCTGTACGGATATCGCAGCAGCAAGAAGCAAGCTGAGAACCGATAGCTGCACTATTGGACTGAATTGAGTTGATGATCTGTTGAGAGGAAAGACCTACCTGGTTACCAACTTGCTGAATCTGTCCTTGAATTTGGCAGATAGCATTCTGCAACTGTTGAGTAGAGCAGTTCAAAGAGCTAGCCAACTGGTTGATAGCTGTTCCGTTTCCTTGAATAGCATTCATCAATAATTCACGTCCTGCTTCATTGTTCAATTGAGCAGGGATTCCGTTTGCTCCATTGCCAAACCCGTTACCGAATCCGTTACCACCCCACAGGAAGAAGAGCAGGATAATCCAGATCCAATAACAACCAGCACCACCCCAAGCGTCTTGATTTTTGTTTCCATTCATCAAGGCAGCTACAAGATTGGGGTCTAATCCTTTATTCTGCAACAGTGCAGGAATCATTGACATAATACCTGCGCTTTCTCCAGCGGCAGGATTGTCGAACATAAAAATTTTGTCTGAACCCATAATATTGTAATTTAATGTGTGTGTATTATAACTCCCGTAAAGACTGTGCACTCATCTTTACGAGTGTAAATTTACAACATGGATTGCCTAAACAAAAATAAAAATTTTGCAGTATAACCTATTGTGTTTCAGATAGTTTAAACTTGTTAAAATAAGTTATTTGCTTGTGTGTTGTTTTTCCTATTCGTATATTAGCGCAATAATTTTAAAATAGAGGAATTGAAGATGAAAGAATTAAAAAAATGGAATAATAATCCAATAAAGATTACGTATTTAATACCTAGTGGAAACAAGTATGCTTATATAAAATTAGGTGACACTGTTGATCTGACGAACGGAACATATAAAATAACCGCTTTGGATAATGAAGAAAACATTTTCCAAGCGGTTAATATGGAGAATAAAGATGATTGTGTTACAATGTATGCGTATGAGGTTGTCTAGCTTTTAGTCTTGTATTTGCCCCTTGACTTCTTTGGACGTATAAGCCCGTTGTTTTTAAGAGCATCCAAGTTTCTTTCAAATAAACGGGTTTTGTCATTCCTTGTACTCTCACGGGAGATAATAACGGTTGTACGGGATGAAACTTAGTGCCTTTGTATGTAAGCCTTGCAAACTCGGTGTCACTCACATCAAGATACTTTATGGCATTTTCTCTATCAAAATAAGACGGTATGATAGTTGATTTGTTTATTGCGTCAGTAAGGAAGTTGAACTGTTCCGCATCAACATTCGAGTTTCCGCTTTTCAATGCTAGAGATATTCCGTCAAGTAAGGAAGCTAATATAGTGTTATAATTCATGCCCATGACTTACTCGATAGATGATATGTTTGCTGTTCCCGTAACACTTACCTTGCTTCCTGGTGTGACTGAAAAATATTCCACCGTTCCTGCCGGGAGAAGCATTCCTGTTGGTGCTATTCTGCTTGATCTGCTTTTCGTTTCCTGTACCAATGAGATACGGCATCCATCCGATGTCGCTACTCTTATAAGGTTTGACAATGCTGTGTATTCCTTGTCGGTTACATCTTCCGATGCTGATATTCTTGCAGCTACGATACCTTTTAACGCTTCATCCTTTGAAGCGTTTTTGGTGGAGAAATACCCACCTATCTGTTGTTTATCATTGTTCTCCATATCCTTTCAAGTAAGATTGTTTCACACTTTCGGCAAACTCGTTCAGCTTTACATAATCCGGGTCAAGTTTGTTTAAAATACCTTTTCTGAGAGCCGCTTCTTCCTCTCCGTTTGGAAATTCATCCTTTATGGCGGCATCTACCGTTTTGTCGTATGATACAGGGTTCTTTACACGCTGTACATCGGCTTTCCACTTTTTGACGAACTTTTCCTGTACAATATTTCCCATATCGTCCGTTTCGGGTTCGTCAACTTGTTCAATGTTTAAATGAACATTGCTATATCCAGTGCCTAAATCAAAGATAAAGGCAGGCTTCTCGTCAAAAATCAAACCTCTTTCCATAGTTTAAATATCTAATGTTCCATCAAAATAATAACCCCTATTGAATTTTATGACAACATCTTCCAATGGTAAAAGGCTTTTGTCTACTTGGGAAAGAAATGCTCCTAACGCTTCGTATCCGCCTTTCATAAAGCATTTTTCTCCTTTGAACATTATCTGCATCCTTACCCATGTGCTATTGTCCTTCTTTGTGGATGGTCTTACATCGAAATCAAGAATGTCTATATGTTCATCGACAAGTTTGTCTATCTTCACATCTTTTCCGTCAAACTTTCTTGACACTCTTATATTCAAGTCACTAATCTTTGTCATGTGGCTATTATTATTAACTAAAACTTTATTAATTAAGTTTTTAGAATCACAGTGCATCAACATACCCATATAACTCGTAATTGATTTTGGGTTATTACGTTTTGACGCAAAGTTTTTCTTTATTCTCTTTCTTATTTTGGTATGACCGGGAGTAAAGACGAATCCACCGAAATCTATCCCTTCTGAAACGGGGAATATCCTGTAATTTTTCTTCATCTCCAGCTTCTTTTCATACCACAGGTAATTTCTTATCCTCCACAGCCATTCATGCAACTGTTTCTTGTCGTGGGATAATATCACCATATCATCGGCAAATCTGAAATAATGCTTTACTTTGAACTGCTCCTTTATAACATGATCCAAAGACCTTAATACCAAATGGCTTCCTATCTGAGCGTCAGGATTGCCAATAGCCAGACCTTTGTTGCTGTAATTAAGCGTATTCATAAGCCATAACGCATCCCTGTCTTTCAAGTCTTTGCTATATGCCTTCTTGTAAACGCTGTGTCTTACGGACGGATAAAACTTCTTAATATCCATTTTCAAAACGTATATTTTTCCGTTTTTGTCCATTTCAAGCAATGTCCGTTTCATCTTTCTCACAAGGGAGTGCTTTTTAACCTTACTTGTAATACCCCTTTTGGGCAGACAGTTATATGAATCAAGTGTAAGGCTTTTTGTCCATCTGTCCATCATGGGTATCAAAAGGCTGTGCTGGATAATCCTGTCCGGATAAAACGGGAGTTTGTGTATCTCCCTTACCTTTCCTGCATCAGTCACTTTCTCTATCACCTCATACTTGCTTACATGGTATGATTTGTCTTTGAGCATCTGATAAACATTCTGATGATATTCATCCTTATGTTTCTCATAATCCCTCACACCCCTGTGATTTCTCTTTCCTTTCTTTGCCTTTTCAGCAGCAGAGATAATATTATCCATACTGCCTATCGTTTCAAAAATATTATTCAATCTTTTCATCTTACGTGCTTTTCTTTGTCCGTTGAGCCAAAGATAACTAACTTTCCATATACCTACAACTGTAAATGTACTAATAAGTTCCCATCCTCAAACAATGGGTTGTCTTGACATTTTTCATCTTCCTGACGAGGCTTCTGTATAGCAGTAATTTTTTTAGCACGTTAGCTGCCACCGATGTTCGTGTTCGCGTTCGAAGGATCATGGTTCAAATTACCATTCCGCAGAGAACAATTGTCGTTGTTCGACTTACCACCAAAGTAAACACCACCATTCTACAGACCGCCTTTTTTCAACTAACCGCCTTTGACAGACTTATTTAACTTTGCTGACGCATTTGGTTAGATTTTTAATTATGCAAACTTAAACATTATTAATATATTTTGCAAGTTTTGGGAGGGGGATTTTTCACTTCGTGAAAAATTAGGGTTGGGTTATTGTACAACGAAAGCCGCCACCGATGTACGAGTACGCGTTCGAAGGATCATGGTGCAAATTACCACGCCGCAGAGAACAAACGTCGTTGTGCGACCCACCACCAAAGAAAACACCACGCCTTCCAATCTTACCCGAACCTGCATTTCCCGTAAACCAGTTGTAATGACATTCCCCCGTGTGAAGATTGCTTCCCTTGACCTCTCCAATGAGCGAGTTCTCAAAGTTCTTCGTTATGTATCCTTCACCTCTAGCCATAGAACCGACAAAATCATACGTATTCTCAAATCCATAAGATTCCCCTGGATTCTTATCTGCGGCTACATTGTCTGTAGTCAGATTGTTTACGTCATAGGTCTGATAAATATCTATGGACGTAGAATCGTGCATGACACAATCTATCCCACTGTACCACATCCATATATCTCCCCAACCGGCAATACGTCCGCGAATGATAGGTTGCGTGAAGCATATTTCTATTTCACGGTCTGTCACTGCCGCATTATCCGGGATACTCCATCCGCTGGTAACAGTTGCAGTGACAAACTTGGCTACGATACCCGACATCTCCCCGTCAGCCAATCCGTTATGACCTTGGAAGTTGTAGTATTTGTATTTTGTGCTTTCATATTCAAACTCGGTGTCGGGAGAGACATTGTGTTCCTTTGCGTATGACATGGCAAGCTGTGCTTCAAACATCTTCATGCAAGGACGGTAGTTGTTTATGAGTTGTGAAAAATTGTAAGCAGTTCCTGTTTCTGATGCTTTAAATCCTTGCCCGTTCAACTTGTAATACACATAGGTCTGACCGTCCGCCTTCTTGAACCTGACGCCTGTCATTTTTCCCCAGCTTGACGCATCGGGGGCTGAATCGTTGGATGATATTCCTTTTCCGCAAACAGACTGTGAGTGCAGGTCTTTTGTCCTGAACTTAATGAACAGAAGCGTGCACCATACTTCAAGGTCAAGGGCGAACGCATTGGCGTAAGGATAGTTCTTTGTCGTATCTCCATTTTTGTTTCTAGCATACTTCTCAAAATCAAAACGTGATTCACTTGTTGTAGGCCACCCGTTTCCTTCCATTATGTTTACACCTAGATTTCCTGCTGACGCTGAACCCTGTATTGTATAGTCTATAATAGATCTCTGCTTTCCTTCCTTTATTATAGAATAACCGATACTCATTCCGAACGGTTTTATCTCTATGGCCGTATCGCCACCGTATGTAAATGGAGCATCACCGACAAGCCTTCTTTCATACGTATCATCCGTTCCTCCGTTAATTACCCAGAAAGATTTGGTATTTACAAGCATAATATCGCTTCCATCATCTTCTACTTGTCCTTCTATTTCGGGCGCATAAGTTGAAGAACTAGTTATTACAATATTTGACGGGCTACCATCAGCCATTTTGAAGAAATTGGTCTGGTCAAGAAATCCGACCACCTTACCGTCCTTTACCTTTGCCACACGGAAAGAGTTGAGGATAGGATGTGATGACTTGAACTCTTCCTTTCCTATCCATGTCTGAAATACAGGGTCTATCTGTCCTCTTCTCATCTCCACTCCATACATATTACCCTGCTGCATCTTTATCTGTTCGAGAAGCGTTTTGTAGTCATTGGTAAAGTCGTTTGTGGATAACGCCTTACCGTCCACCTTGTCCACTTTCTTGTCAAGGGCTGATCTCTGTGCGGTGGATACGGGCTTTTCGGCATCGGACGTATTGTCCACATTTGACAGACCTATATTGTCTTTTGTTATATTGACATTTCCTGTCCTGTAAGACTGTTCGGCATTACCTTTCACGCCTATGACGGTATTCTTCTGTGCGCCTTCCTGTATCCCGTCAAGTTTGGTTTTTAACTGGGTAGTAAAGTTGTTGTCGGTATGAACATAGTTTTCGTCCATTACCATGCCTTGTCTTATCTTGGACACCGTGACGGATTTGTTCTCTTTAGGGCTTCCCGTCACACATGGTATCATCTCTTCTCCCGTAGCGGTCTCAACGGGAGGCATCTGTGAAATTTTAAGATTATCTTCCATTATATTATTCCGTTAATATTAAACCATCGTTTTCAAGCAATATGCTGTATCCATTTTCAGTGATTACGGTATTCCGAAGAACCTCTAGCGTTATCCTTGAATCAGCAAGCTTCCATGAATTGTCAGAAAACGGCATATACCCGTCTTTCTTTACAGACAGCGACATCGTGCCATTTACCATACCCCGTACTTTTACTGTACCGTCAGACAATGTTTTGTACTGTACGCCTCCCACCGTGACCGTTGCATCCTGTATGGGTGAGCCGGATACGTCCACCACCGTTATCGTTACGATAGCCTTCGGTATATAGTAATCAATCAAATCCTGCTCGGTGAATCCGTCATTCTGTTTGGTGGGAACGGAATCGAAACCGAAGGAGTTGTAGAAAGCTGAACTAATCCATCCGCTATTATGGTCAGTATTGCTAAAGAATATAGGAGTTTTAGTTTTATCACCTGTCACATCATTGTTTACTATGGTGATTATTTGCTTTTTGTTTAACAAAGCGGAAACTATTGTAGATTCATTCAGTGTTCCATCAATATAGGTCTTGCCGTTTGAGTTCCTACTATTATAAGCAATACTACCTTTGTCATTGAATACGGCAAACAGCCAAGGTTCAGTAGTATTCAGTCTTTGGTCATAGATAAACTTTCCATCAATGAACGGATTGATAGTTACAAACAACACCTTAACGCCCTGCTGCAAGTTCCCCACAACACCGTAATCATCCACTCCGTCTGTCACTAGGGCGTTGGGATAGGATGGGATTTGCTCAATTGTGATATTACAGGTATGAGGATAGGAAGCTGCTATAACTTGCCATTTCATATTATATGTAGCGGAATATGTGGAAGCAGGTAATTCGTACTCTCCATCCTTTTTCATATCAAATATAATCGTTGCCAATTCACCTAATGATGTATCTCCATATACTACATATCTCAATGTTTCATTAGATGTGATACCTGTTACTCTTACTTTGTATTTTTTGGACGGAGAATTAACTCTAGTTTCTATTACTCCACTACTTACTTTTACATTATTTATAGTAATAGTATTGTCTGTTATAGTTCCATCACCTCTTACGCCACTTAAATAGGTAATAAATAATGCACTGTCAAGATAGTTATATTCATACCCACCCACACCGCTCATTGCAGCGAACAGGAAATTGTTAAGTTTCAGCGGTCTGTTGTTTCCACTGAAATCCTGCAAGTATGGATTGGCTTTTAGTATCTCGTTTGTGGGAACGGATTGTTTTGTAGGTATTTCTTCTACCACAATATTACAATCCACATCATTTACATTGTCACCTGCCAAATAAAATCCAGGATAAGATGAGTTTGTTGTACTACTATTCTTGTATTCAGGTATGTCATATTCTCCATCAGAAGTTATCTGAATACTAACATACCCTAATCGTCCTTTCATAGTAAATCCCTCGGGCAATCCTGTTACACGTATTTTATAAGATTCTACATATTGTAACGGTTTTACAATTATTTGCCAAAATGCAATATTATTGTTATTTGTAGGTGTATGGGTTATTATACACTTATTTATAGCATTATCATAAGTTAATTTTCCACCACCATTAACAAAAGGATTTGCATAAGTAACGCCGGGAACATAAACATCCACAGGCTTTGACATATCATACCAAAACACCATGTGTTCTTTCACCCATTTTTCTATCACCTTGCTTATGTCGGTTTTTCCTGTACCTGCCGATTTTACAAGTCCAAGTTTTCCTATGTTAAAAAAACCTATTTTTCTCATTTTTCGTCCATTTTAACCCACTCATCAGATAAAAGCAGCTTCTCAAACTCTCTTGTGCCTGTGTCGTATGTATCGTAAGGGAAAGGGTGTTCCGTTCCGTCCTCAGGTAACGTCATAGGCATCACTTCCATAACCTTCTCGGTATGGATCATATAATACAGACCGTCTGTCGATCGTCTGAAAACGGACAGATCATCTTCCGAAAACATAATCTCGGCATCTATTTTTGGTACTATAGAAAACTGCATATTATGAATTTTATCTATTATCGCAAAGATAATTAAAAAAAAGTTAAACGTATTGGTTGCATACAGTTTTATGTCGTATATTTGCTGAAAATTTAAAAAAAATATAACGATGAATGTATTAAGCCTTTTCGATGGAATGTCGTGCGGACGGATAACACTTTCCGAACTTGGCATTCCTGTAGAAAAATATTATGCGTCCGAAGTGGACAAGTTTGCCATAAAGGCAACTATGCAGAACTTCCCTGACACCATACAACTTGGTGATGTAAGAGAGTTGGATGTTAGCTTGCTAGATAAGATAGATTTGATAATCGGAGGATCTCCATGTACGAACCTGTCCATGTCCGGCAAGAGAAAAGGGCTTTCAACGAAAGAAGGCATGGAGGTTTTAGACTTGAAAACGTATCTTGAATTGAAGGAGAACGGTTTCGAGTTTGAAGGGCAATCCTATCTGTTTTGGGAATACATACGTATATACCACGAACTTATTGAGCGTGGTGACAATCCCAAATTCTTCCTTGAAAATGTGGAAATGGGAAATAAATGGGAATCTGTGTTCAATGAAACAATGGGTAGGAAAGGAATACATATTAACTCCGCCCTTGTATCGGCACAAAACAGAAAGCGTATATACTGGACGGATATCCATGACGATATTCCACAGCCAGAAGATAGGGGAATACTTTTAAAGGATATTCTTGAAGAAGAGGTTGATGAAAAATATTTCTTGTCTGACAAGATGATTGAATGCTTGAAGGGCAGGGTAAAGGTGGAAAATGATCCGATATGTGTTGCGATGCGAGGGCGTGAATCAGCCTGCCTTACTCCAAAAAGAACCGAATATGGAAAAAAGATAAGAAAGGAATATGAAGCCGGGATTGTAAAGGAACAGAGAAAGAACATCCAACAGCTTGAACCTAGGGAAGATGGAAAAACCAATTGCCTTACAACAGTACAAAAGGATAATCTGATAGTTGTTTCGGGAACGATATGTGGATTTGGAGGGAGGCATTTCCGTGAAATAAAATCTGGTAAATCATGTACACTGCTGGCAAGGGCTAGAAATGATGGAAGCACACAACCATGCGTTATAATTGGTACTCCTAATATTGCCGATATTACAATTCCAAACAAATATATAAAGAAAAATATACGCAGTATAGACGATAAGGCTCATACATTACTTGCTACATCACACAAGGGAGCAATGGCAAACGGTATGACGCTAGTTGATAACGGTAATTTTCGCATTCGTAGGCTTACCCCCACCGAGTGCGCACGACTTCAAACCGTTCCCGAATGGTATATATGGGATGGAATACCCGATACACAGCGTTACAAGATGCTTGGGAACGGATGGAACGTAGAAACAATAAAACACATCTTTAAATATATTAAACAATGAACGCAATAGTTAGTCATATATTCGCATTTCTGTGCGGATGCTCGTTTGTCATACTTGGAGCAATTTATATTGAAACGAAAGGAGATTGAACATGAAAGTAAAGAACGGAATAATAATAGACGGAATACTGCATGAATTGAAGGAAACGAAACATAAAGATTGTTCAAAATGTTCGCTACGTGATTTATGTCAAGATGAATTTGGAATCGCGTGTCTATGTTGGATTAATTTAGCTTCTGAATCAGAAGTGATAAATACGGAATTTAAATGTCGTGGAAAAGTAACAGACAATGTTTCGGTTGAAAAAGCAACAGAAGTTCTCTCTTCCGTATTAGATAATTGGGTGCATGGCGGTGATGCAGACTGTATCATTGCGGAGTTTGAGGAAAAACTAATGAAAACGAAATAAACACTCCCCCTTACTGATAAACGGTAAGGGGGAGGATTGTGTTTATAACCCTGGACCCATAGAAAGAAGCAATGTACTTCCCTTATATGCAGCACTGTTAAGGCTTACCCATACCCTTGCAGTTCCTGCATTAATCAGTTCCGATGATATTAATATTCTCACCTTCTTGTCAATGCTGGAATTGGCGGATACTGAAAAATCCTCTATTGTTTCTCTTGATTCACCTATAACCATAGGATCTTCAAATTTCTTACTTGCAAACCTAGACATACAACTATTATTACGGAAAGAAATAAGGCTACTCGAACCGTTTCTTACTCTTACGGTAACTTCAATATATCCCATAACGGATGGCATCACTCCACCAAGTATTGTTATGCTTACGTAAGAACCAACTATCTCTATATCTCTTTTACTTACCATTGGAACAGTGTATGCTATATGAGCAATATCGGAGTCATCCTGCTTCAATATAGCTGTACTAAGGAAAGGATAAACTTCCCAATCACCAGCAGTCATACCCCACGAGTTTACAGTAACCGTAGCGTATCCTGTTCCTATCTTCTTGTCGGCAGTAACACGCCTAGACATCTGACTGGTCTTGTGCTTAACATAGACACCGAAATAGCAATCAGCTATCTCGGCAAAGTCACCCATGTTAAGAAAATCAGTATCATGCCCCTCCGATGGCATCATTATAGCCGCAGAACAGACAAAATTACTACTTGTAAACTGATTGGTAGCAGTATCCGGGCAGGAGAATCTACTTATCGGTGGACTGGCAAGATGGTTGTATCCGTTAAAGTCGGTAAGGCGAAATGGAAACTTCCCTCCTGTAGGTGGGGTGTATTCCCATCCGTTCATGCTTCCATCAGCGTGTTTTGGCGCATCCCAGTATCCTGCCATTTGGAAAGGCTTGACACCACAGTTTCCATCCCATCCTTGCCACCATTTTTCATCTGGTCCAGGAGCAAGGCTTTCATATCTTACAGGCTTGTACCGTGCCCACGGGTTTATTTTTCCGTGGGTGTTTGCACAAGCGTATCCTAAATCATAATCCCCACCAACACTGCCTATGCCAAGAGTGGCGAAAACGTCACCATCAAGGTTTATCGGGGCTGTAATCTTTCCGTTAGAATGACTCATGTTACTTTTCCTCCTGCTCTTTTACGGTAACATATCCCGAAACAAGCACAGTCTTTCCATGACAGTTAAGGATATCACAACAAATGTCACCTTTGATAACAATAGCATTACTAAAATCCCATCCATCTTTTTCGCTCATGGTATATATTATGCCACTTGCCCATTTATTACATTTCACATTACCTTCAATGTAAATGTCAACTTTTTTATTATTTTCTTCCATATCGCAAATATACTAATTAATTCCTAATCTCTTTTCCAATTCTCTTACTCTTTTCTTTAATCTTGTAACTTCATCGTCAACTTCCTGCAAACCTTTCCATACAACGGGGATAAGTCTTTCATAATCTATGGTGTAATAGTCCTTGAATATGTCACTGACCCACTGACTGTAACCGCCGGAAAGTAAATCCTGGGCGATAAGACCATAATTCCATTTTTTATGATTGAATATCTCGGAATTTCTCTTGGCAAGATTGTTCCAGTGATATTTCACGCTCTGGAATTTGCGGATAATACCCATAGCGTCATAATCCTGAATATCGGTTTTCAACCTTATATCGGAAGAGGACGCTTTGGCGGTTATTGCTCCGGTTGCGATGATATTAGCACTACTTGTAATATTCTTTCTTGCATATATTCCTCCACTGGTTGATATTGCAGTAGCTGTACTAAAATCAGTATTATCTCCATTTTCAACATAAAATCTCTTTCCCCCGAACACTCTCACCCATGAACTGTCTTGCATATATATTCCACCACCATAATTCTGATGATACCACCCTGAATTTCCTGTGCTTCTGAACCAATCGCTGCATTGGATGGAACTTGGGAGTTTTAAATATACATTACTACCACCATTTACATTAACGCCAGCACCTGTATGGGAGGAATCATGGTCTTGTATATAGAATGTTCTGGCAGTAGTCCACACATCCGCACTAGAAGCCCTACTGTCAGCCAGTGTAGAAGCACCTCCTGCCGATACAGCCACAGACGTATTGGATGTGGATTGCAGTTCTCTCCATGCGGAAACGTTAGCACCGTAAGCCCAATATTGGTATTGTATGTGCCCATCGTGGTATGAACCAATCTGACGCACCTGCAATTCAAAATTGTTTGTCCCTACACGTACAAGGCGAATATTATCCATTCCTTTTGCAAATGTAGGAAGATAAAGGCGTGCCGAGTTTGAAACATTTCCTACATTGCTGTCAGAAGCAGAAGGAGCACTTCTCATTTGGAAGATGGCACAGAAGTGGTAATATCTGACTTCTTCCCGTGCATGATTTCCATAGGCGTACCATATCCTTCCCCAAACCGTTACTGACCTATACGGTCCGGCTCCCGATTCAGAACAAGCAAATATCTTTTTCCAATTATTATCAGTACCACCTAGAGCGAACTGTAATGAATAAGTAGCGGTGGAATTATAATTTCTAGGTATATCCATTATATGCCAATTATCCAACAAGTCCGCATTTAAATTGGTATTCAATGTAGTAGAAGAACATTGGTAAGGTGCGGTTCCTGTACCTACAGTGGATACAAATCTACTTGACTCAGCATGATTACCTATTACAACCTTGTTATCTTGCAGTACGATATTACATAATACATTATTGCTTGAATTTCTTGAATCAATCCAAACATAGGAACTTCCACCGCCCAATACCAACCGTCTAGTCGAATCCCAGTTTGCAGCAAGATAATTAGTATGGGCAGTAATAGCACCATGTGTATCCAAATTTCCGTTTCTAACATTCAACCACATGGCATTGTTTCCCTGCGCTACCGTTTGTCCACTGATTGTGGGATACCAACCTATACCATACCGAGAACCGAAACGCAAATTTGCATCGGTTGAGGAAGCTGCGTCTGCGCCACCATGAATCCAAACACTCGAAGTCTTAACCACTCTAGTTGACCATCCGATATTGAATCCTTTGGTATTGTTCATCGTCAAATCCCCCGTCATGGTGTCACCTGCTTTCTTGACATAACGGCTGTCAGCATAATAATAATAATTTACGCTATCCAAGAACATTCTCCAAGGTCTTTTATCATCACCCCATCCACTTCTGTATTGAATGCCATTAGAACCATACTCAGCCGATGAAGAATGATGGTTATACCATATATCAAATCTAGCATTAGCAGAGGGCAAAGATATAACAGCCCCGTATATATATGGACTACTTGTCATTCCGTCCGGCTTTGCATTATTATATTGTCTTATTCCTATCTGTGACCACAGGGTATTATATCCATCATTTCCATAAGCATCACGGTATCTCAAAAATGAATTTTCATGCAACCCGTCAAGAAGGTCTGCATTAAGATTGGCATTTACAGTAGTAGACACGCATTGATAGGGTGATGTTCCTTGTGGTGCTTTTGCTATGAACCGTCCTGTATTGTAAAAGAACATATTTGCATCCCCTGCTTCCAATGAATCATGCTTGCTGACAGCAAGTCCATATCCGGGAACAAATGTATCATACCATTCATGGCGTAATACTACTTCTTGGAGTGCATCATCACATCTGAACCAAATACCTTCTCCTTGATTCTTTGCAGTAGAACCTGCTGACCATATTATAAGCTGTTTGTTGTAGGTTGAATTCTTTATTGTCAGTACACCGCTCATCGTTATGTTACCTACGCCCGTCATATTTCCGCTTACGTTAGCCGTACCATCAAATGACTGCCCCCATAAAGTCCTTGGGGTTTGCAATTTTTTGGCAACCTCAGAAGAGTTCTGCAAGGGCGCAAATACAGGATTAACATAAGTGCTCCATGACGGTGCTTTTGTATTTGCTCGGTATAGCGTTATATTCGTATTAGCCCCTCCGTTTCGGTCATGGCTGTATAACAGATTGGCTTGTATTATGGAATATTTACTTCCACCATAACAGTACAGTTCTATGTTTTTCTTTTCCGCATCATGATAGATACGTATGTTTGACCTATTGATATTGTATGATGCTATCAATATACCTTCCACTACAGCCGTACCTCTAGTTCTGACAACTAACAGACCAAACAAATCACTAAAGGATGAGTGCAGCACAAAGCAAACGTCTGTCATTGTTTCCGTATTACGTATGGAGTATGTAGCTATTCTACACCATGCAGGTTCAGTGCCTCCTACCGTATATCCGTATTTTATAAGGGCGTTTGATGTGCCGAACGCATGGTATCCGTCCAACAAATCCGCACTTAGATTATCTACGGTTGTATTGCTTGAAACTATCAAAGGTGATAACCCTGTGGCAACAGTTGACATGAATCTAGGTGCTCTTACATCATTTGGAGTGACACGTAAAACTAGTTTGTTGTTATGGTCTACGACACCAAATCCTGCACTATCCGTACTACTTCCTCTAAGGTTTCCTATATACCAGTAGGTGTCATACCAGTTGAACCTTAATCCGTTTCTTATAGAAGTAAACCCACCATCATCGTTCTTGATAACTCCGTTATCTTTATAGATATTGGTAATATCACAATTTTCCACTCCCTTGAATACGATTGCGCCGGAAGTGGAAGCGGATGTAAGGGTTCCAGTCATAGTATCTCCAGCCTTTTTCACCCATCTACCGTCCAATACGGAAGTAGGGATATGACTTGCATCTATGACTTTACTTGAATCAGCCTTTTTCAATTCAGCCCACATAGCGTCAGCGTCAAGTCCTCCCTGCCCAGCCATGTCGTACAGTTTCTTTATCGTGTACGCATTAAACGTATTGTCAAGGTCTGAATCGGAGAAGGTTGTGCCGTCAGTAAGGTTTGCGAAGCTGTAAACGGTATTTACAACACCGCTGCCACCACCGCTACCACCTGTTTTCACGCCAAGAGCAGATACCCAACCGTCCGAGTAGAATCCTACCGTGTTTCCGTCTGTTCTATGCTTCACTCTCAGAGCCTTGTTTGCAGAATCGTAAACAAGTTGGGCATCTCCTATCTGTATGTATTCGTTTGCAGTAAGTCGTGCTGCTGAAACGCCACCTGTGAATCCTGCTGAAACTCCATTGAGATGTCCTTGTTTGTTTATTTGTATTACTCCTACATCTGACGTATCTCCATTAGGACGGAAATAAATCATACCCTCATTTCCATAGCTTGATATGACGGTATTACCTGCCGTGTTACGGAAAACGATATTTCCGCCATAAGACAGACCGATACCACTATTCATCAGAATATTCTTGGTAAATGTCTTTTGTCCAGATATGGTTTGGTTGGTAGTCAAGGTAACGGCATCAGTAATCCCGTACCCTGCCAATGTGGTAGGATTATCACCAACTGTAACACGCCCGTAGGTGTCTACTGTAACTTTCGTATATGTACCAGCATTCACCCCCGTGGTAGCCAGTGACAATGTGCGGTTTGCGGACAGGTTTCCACCTCCCGTAAGACCAGTTCCTGCACTTATCGTTATGGTCTTGTCCGCTTTCAGTGCAAGAAGTTCGGCTAGGTTGTCGCTTTCCGTAAGACCGTCAAGAAACGCTTCAAGCTCTTTCCATTTGTTGATGATGTTATCGGCATCGCTTCCTTCTAGGAAGTTGTTCAGCTTATTGCTTAACTGTGTTACGGTATTGTTAAGCGTGCCTAAGTCCTGTTGTCTAGCGAATGTTTCCCCGAATACGGCAGTAATGGTTTTTCCGTCAGAACTAAGTGCCATGTCTGTTACGGCATTTCCACTCCCCGACTGGGTGATGTTCTTTATACCACCACCTTCCTTCGCCATTTTCCAAATCTCGTTTATCGTGTACGCATTAAACGTATTGTCAAGGTCTGAATCGGAGAAGGTTGTGCCGAGATTGGAAAAACCATATACGTTTTTCACAAGCCCGTCACCACCGCTTCCTCCGCTTCCTCCGGGAGATACGCCCAAAGCGGAAATCCATCCTCTGGTATAGAAGCCTATTTCCGTACTTCCGTCTATATGCTCAAATGTTACTGCCTTGTTTACGGAATCATATATAATCTTTATATCGCCAACCTGCAACGCCTGTGTTTTTACCGTGCCGCTTATGTTGGCATCTACAGCATAAATATTCTCCCATCTCTTCGATTCAAGACCAAGTGTGGATGCGTTGTTGACGCTAGGAACTACATTTGCCGTAGACAACTGACCAGTGAATATCTTGCTTGCAGTTACTGTCTGTTCCGTATCAATCGTTACAAATTTATTGTCAGGAAGATGGGATATGTGAATTTTCTTTGTCGGATCATCCTTTCCCAACTCCTGCCACAATTTGTCCGTATTCATTCCGCCTTCCTTGGCTAGCTTCCATATCTCGTTGATGGTATATGCGTTGAATGTATTGCTAAGGTTGGAATCGTCAAACGTCTTACCTAAATCGGCAAATCCGTACACGGCCTTAATCAGTCCGCCTTCTCCACCTCCCGGTTCTCCGCTACCACTCTGTGCGCCCAACGCTGATATCCATTGGTTTGTATAGAACGCTGACTTGCATCGTAACGCTTGATTTACTTCATCCCATTCAAACCATCCGTTGAACTTCTGAAACGATGCAATAAGGTCATTAAGTAGCTGTTCAGAGAAAATATTTGTTCCGCTTCCCGTACCACTTCCACCTAATGTTACATTTGTCGTATTCTGTGTTGAAGCGGTCTGATTCTCCTGTGCCAGCCTTTCATAGAAAGACAGTATCTTTCTTCTTGCAATGGTGCATGAATATGACGGGAACATATTCTCCTTGGAGTATTTAATCTCCAAAGACTGTATCTGCAACTGCATATCCACTATCTGACCATTATCTGACAGGTCGAACACGCCTATTCCATCATCCCTTACCTTTAGCATATTACCTTCTATGAAGTCAATGAAAAGGTTAGGATGCTCTGCGACAAATCCGCTAGATATGTCAAGTGAAACGGTTCGGTTCTCATGGTCATATCTTGACAGGTAGTCAAGAGCCGCCTTTTCAAGCGTGTTCTCAGCCATTGTCACATAAGATTCGGGCATGACGATATTCAGAATGACAAACTCCGTTCCTGCTGCAATTGAAGGAGATTTACCATCCGTATAAAGCGGAAGTTTGGCATTGTCGCTATCCGTTCTGTAGCATGATATTTTATATCGTGCCCCCTTATTAAACATGGCAACATCCTCTTCCGTTTCCCCCGTATCACCGTTCACCTCACCGTAAAGAGGAATAATACCGTTTTTGTTTATCTTAAATTCCGTGCCTGTATAAGTTCCTGTACGCATACTGAACACCGCATCCGTCACAGAAGCGTATTTGTAATAGAACCTGTCCTGTGAACCGTCCTGATTACCGAAATGTATGTTGCAGGTCATTTCCTCACTAAAGCCTATCTTACAGCTTCCGGCAGGAACATCTGAATCAAACGTGAACTCAACACGTATGGTGACTGTCGTATTCTGACCTTTTTCTATATATCCTACAAGAGAGGTCTTGTCGTAAGGTATTTCAAGCATACCAGTAGCACCTTCCTCTCCGATAACAACCTCTTTCAATGGAGAAGCCTGACCCAATACACGGTTTAAAACCATACGTAGGTTAATCTTCACCTTTTTCCCTACAGCATCACTTCCTATAGGTAATATACTGAAAAGCATCTTCCCGGAGAATGTGGCAGTAACCTTTACAGGCTGGTCATAATATGCCCTTGTACCATATATATCAAAACTCTCGAAATCCCTGTACTTGTCAAACATAGCATGGGGTTTGTACTGGGGCTGCACATTGTCGTTTATCTTGTCGGATGAATCACCGTCCTCATATACCTTGTACCCTAGGTTGAATCCAGGAGAGGTCATATAAATGAAGAAACTGTCACTATCATCACTCTTTATAGGAGTAGACCCGATAATCTTGTCTATCCGTGTAGATACGCTAGCACCCTCACCTGCCACCTTTCCCGATTGAGGATCTGGTTCTCCATCCGCCTTGTATGTATCCCATTCGGGAAGTCCTGACGGGTACAGATCGCCAAGCTTTTTCCCTCTGATGGAAGGATATATCCCACTGAACGTGTTTGATATGGTTTTCCCTCTTACACCATAGTTCTTCAATCCGTATTCGCTGTCAATATAATATCTTATGTTCCCGTCAGAATCATTCGGAAGAAGGATGTACGGGCAATAGCGTGATTCATCGGCAGGCTTAGCGTCCTTCTTGTATTCGGGAGGAACGTTCCTGCTTCCGCCTTGTGGTATGATTCGGGTTATGACAGGTGTGCTTGTATCTACGGAAGAGGAAACTTTTACAGCACCTCCGCCATCTCCCTGCTTGAACGTCCAGTTCACAGACGGTCTAGCCTTATCTGTAATGGTTATTATTCCTCCATTGGCTGTCGTAGAGAAATAATAGTTTAGATAAAACTTGTCATAGAAGTTCTTCAATGCTTCAAACAGGTTGGTGCCATCGGTTATGTCAATCATATCCTCTGTCAGTTCGCCTTCCGCATCCACATTCAATGTCCATGTGCCAATGCCTGTATATCCTGCACCCAATGACGCATTGTAAGATTCTATATTTGCTTCTATACGTGCGGCAAGCTGTTTTGCATCACCCCAGAACTGGAACAGACCGCCATGAGTGTATCTTATCTTATTTATTTCCCCACCTGTTCCGCTTACTATGTCAAGAAATGCCACATTCTGCAAAAGCACCTCCTTACCGTAAAACAGAAGGGAGTATTTGTATTTTCCTGCTTCGTTAAGATTATCTCCCGATGGGGCTTGGTACAGGATGAATGTATTACCGTTATATACGACTGTATCGTATTCCGATTCACTCTTTGAGTTGTATGCCTTGAACTCTATCGGAACAACGGAAACGACTTCACAAGTCAATTTTCTCACTTCCTGCAAAGACGGGCTGTATGAAAAATCAGCACTCTCCGCAATAACCCTATTTCCTCTTTTAATCTGTAAAATCATTGGTCTTTAAAGCGTTGGTTGGTCAATACTGAAATTTAACGAAAATGTATAGGCGGACACAAGTCGGTCCGGGTTCTGCAAGTCCTGAACGTCCTGATAACTCATCTTTGCGCCTGTTTCAAAACCCGTGCATCTTATCACCTGCTTTGCCGATTCTCCCCATACATCATTCCATATAGAGAAAGAGGATGAACCGTATGGCGTACCGGGAGTGGCAGGTATCACATTGGTTATATATGAATAGAACGAACGGATATTCGTCTTTACCGTTTCCACATCTCCCAAAGCGGCAAATGTTATGCTTCCTTCCGTTGGCTGGTAAACAGGCGTGACAGGTTCGTACACCTTCTGACCGTTCTTGTCATACCATTTTTCGGCATAGGCTTCCTTTCTTGTCGGCAAATCCCATAATCCCTTGCTTTCAAGTATATACAGCCTGTATGTGGCATACAAATCCTTTGCCGTATCGCTTCCTTTCTTTATAAAATATTTAGATATAGCCATTCGTGTACATTGTTTATTAGTGCAAAAATAACAAAAATAGTCTTAGAAACCATCTAGTTTTAAAAAATAATTTTCTATATTTGCATCACAATCGGTGCTTTGGATGAGTGGTTTAGTCAACGGTCTGCAAAACCGACAACAGCGGTTCGATTCCGCTAAGCACCTCAAGTGATTGGATTTTTTTTGTTCATAATCAAACTGGAACGCCCTGCCAACTGTGAAGCTAGCAGGGCGTTTGTTTTAGTCAATTATAACTTTTATCGCATTTCCGCCTGACCTTGGGGCAATGGAAACGACACTCAGAAGTGCTGTCTTTATCGCCATAGTTGCGGCAAGCTGCTGGGTGAGAACCTCCAACTGTGACTGCTGTATGGCTGTCATGTTCGTTCCTCCCGTTCCTGCCGAACCACCATTTAACGATACCAACTGACGGAGAAGATCGCTTTGTACAACCATTTCGTATCTCATCCCGTTAAGATACCCCAACGCTTGATTAAATGTATTCTCGTCAACTCCTGCAATGGCATTCGCATTTTCCTCCGTTTCAGTAAGCATACCACCAAGGGCGTTGTTTATCTCATTGACTACACCTCCGGCTTCCGCAAAGGCTGATTCCAATGAACCCATTACATTTCCTAGTATTATAAGTTCATCCTTATCTATCTTGTTATCCGCAAACATACCACCTTTGCCGTCTGCTCCGAACAATGTGGTCTGTACCTGTTGCATTGCCTTTTCTATGTATTGTTGCTGTACCCAACTCTTAACAACATCTCTCATAACGTCTGCCACAGTGTCCTTATAAGCCTTTGCAGCATCCTCGCCTTTCAGCCATGCTTCAACAAGAGCATCACCTATCTGACTAGCCCAGTCTTTCAAGTCAATACTATACAACTCACTGGCAAGTGTTTCTGTATAATATCTTATCTCGTACTCTAATTCTTTTATGGTCTGTTTGTATCCTTCTACCTTTTCCCTGTCGGACTTTTTCTTATCTTCTTCGGCAGCAAGAATATCCTTTTGAATCTGCAACTGTTCTTTTAAGTTGGAAACCTGTTGGGATGTCACCTCATCAAGTCTTGCCGGGTCTATAATGTGCTCAAATTCCTTTTCAAGCATATTATATATATTGGTCAACTTCTTTGATTCAAATTCAAGATCTTCTATATGCTTTTGGAGCCTTTTGTCATGCTGTCTGTTAAACGTTGCAATAACGTCAAGCGGCATTGATATAGCCGAGCCTATCGCGCCAAAAAGATCACCGCTTTTGAATGAATCCCATGATTTCTTCACGCCTTCATTCATAACTCCCATAGCCTCCGAGAACTGGTTCATTTCGCGCATGAAACCGCTGTCAGTATCCTTACCCATAGAATCCATAAGGTTAGACACGGATGCTATTATCTGCTGTATAGCCCTTATGGCATTGTATATGTTGGTTATGATAAAGTCGATAAGATTCACCGTCTGCAAAGCGTTCTGTGCGGCAGCCATCATTCCTTTACCAGTCTTGACAGCTTCCTGTCCGCTCTTGTATCTTGATTCGGCTTCCGACTTGGCACTCAAAGCAGCATTGGCAGCTTCTTCATCACCGTTCTTCATCGCGTCCTCGTATGCCTTGGAAGCATTTTCGATGTCAGCCATAGCCTGTTGCATATCATTCATGCCTGCCATCATCTTTGACTTTCCTGCATCATAACGCTTGTTGTACAGACCGTCAAGACCTTCCTTCATGTATGTCTGCAAGTCAGACTGGTTGTTCTTCATCATCTTCTCTATCTGCTTGTCCACACGTTCAAGTTCCTTCATGTATTCCTTTGCACTGATAGCACCAGACCTGAACGCACTGTTGAGCATTTCCCTTACCTTGTCGGCAACGGTATTTGCAGCTTCCATAGACATCGCTTCAACAGCACCGAAGAAGTTCTGATAGTCTGTGGTCAACTTGAACAAGTCCATCTCTTCACTTTTCTGCAAGGCGGAAGATAAGGATGTGTTGCCCATACCCTTTGCCGTTTCAATCCTTTGACGGTAATTCTCTCTAATAATATCAACTTGGGTGTAGTAGTCACCATATTTTTCAAGGTCATTCGCATATTGTTTTGCCATCTCACCGAAGTAACCTTTCCATGCGTCAATCATTCCTTGTATAACCTCTTTCTGATCTTCTCCGATATTCTTATTCCCCTTAATTGCCTCCTGTATCTGATTTATATACTGGTTCATTGAGGTGAATGAAGAGGTGTCGGGCACAACAGAAACGCCAAGATCAAGATTCATTCCTGCCAATGCGGATTGCAGATTGTTATATATACCTGATGCAAAACTTTCAGCCATAGTAGATGTGTCACCGCTAAACTGAACGGCAAGGTCTAAGGCAAGTTCGGAATCACCCGTTATCCCAAGTATGTCACTGTAAAAGTCATACTTGTTCTTGTATCTGTCAAACTCATCCGTAATCCTCTTCATCACCTTCTTGGCTGCTTCAACATAAATTTCAGAGGACAATTCGGCAGCTTTCCTTGCGTTCTTGACCGCATCCTGTGGAACACGTGTTTCCAATTCCTTTGCAGCCTTGTTGTAATTGTCAACAATAGCCTGTTTGTCATATACAATATCCACGCCAAGTTTTAACGCCTGTGAACCGTAGATGGATTCAATCTGCTTTTTGGCTTCTTCCTTACCTATGTTAATGCTCAAATCCTTGAACTTGGAATAGGCGGATTCAAGCAATGACAACCTGTTTTTCCAAAGGTCAGCAAGAGGATCTCTTTTTTTTGCTTCCTTTTTCTGCTTTTCCAGTTCAAGGTTGAATTGTTTTGCTGTTCCCGTAGCCTTTGACATCGCTTCGTTGGCAGCGTTAAACTCGCTTATTATTTGCCTTAATGTTTCAAGTTCTTCAGGGTCTACCAATCCTGTCAGTTCGTATTTATCCCCTACTTTTTTCAGTTTACCCTCTTTGGAAAATTTGTCAATAGTTCTCTGATAGTTTTCTATTGTACTTTTTGAATCCTTATATTCCTTTTTTACGGCATTAAAGAAATCTTCTACAGTCTTTATATCTGACGTTTTGATTGTTATAGTCCACGCTTTTCCTGTAATCTCGTCAAGAGATTTCTTCCATCCTGTCAATCCTGCTTGGGCTTCCCTATCATCAAGTTCAAATTGAATACGCCATCTTTCTTTTGCCAGTTCGTTTAATTTCTTTCTAGCATTTTCCCCTAATTCATTAGCTACTGCAAATTCATCAAGATGTATCTTTAATTGTTTCTGTTGCTCATCAGTAAGGTTTTTTACATCTATATTACCAAATACATCTTTAAGTTTTTTCTCAGTATATTTTGCAAATAAATTAAATGATGATTCAAGTTTTTTTACTTCATCCGTAATGCCCATCCTCAATTTCTCATACTCCTTCAACAATTCCTCACTGTCAAAATGGGTTTTGTTCTTGAATATTTCAAATGTCCGTGCATCTCCTGACGTTTCAGCCAAAGAACGTATCTTCTCTACAATAGTAGCCGCCGAAGCCCCTTTGTTTATCAGTTCGGTAAGTTCGTTTCTCCATTCCTTAGTACCCTTACCCATATTTATAATCTCCTTGGATGCCTGTACTATCTGCCCACGAAACTCTTCTATATCCTTACTTGCCGAAGTGAGTTTTACAGACGATTTCTCGTAATCTTTAAGCATATCAGAGAATGAATCGCCAAATACGCCCGTAGATGTTGCCTTATCCGCCTTGAACATTATATCCGCATTTTCAGCAGCACGTTTATAAACCTGCTCTAGTTCCGATGCTGACTTTTGCAGATATTCCACACGAGATCTCTGATCATCTATTTTCTTACTGTTTTGTACTATATATTGCCCCATATTGCCATATTTAGACAATATTCCAGTCAGTGTTTCTTCATACGTCTGCAACTGTTTCGTGTCAAGCTGTTCAAGGTTTTCCGGGGTGAGTTTATCGAAGCTTATCTTGTCAAGGTCTTTTTGCAAATCACTGTATGATTCACGGAAAGACTTTGCACTATCCTTTATCTTCTGATTGAACTCTTCCGAACGTGCAGACATAATATGAAACGCTTCCGCTACAAGTCCTGCAACAGTAAGTATCGTCATGAGCGGATTAGCCTTTATCGTAAGCCACAATGTTTTCAATGAATTTGTCAAACCGAATGTTGCCAGTTTGAATCTGTTCATCAACATTGTCGTTTTTGTCATAGACAACATTCTTGCAGCTTCCGCACCTGTCAGTTTAAGTTCAGTCACAAGAAGGTGACGTTCAGCCTGTGTCAGCATATTCGTGGCAAGAATACGTTTTGCCATCTCTGCCGACATCTTTCCCGAATTAACGGCAGCAGCTATCTCTACGGCAGACAGCTTGGATGCTGTAGCTATCTTCCATCTCTCGGCAGTAGTTAGCGTTCTATACATTGCAGCCTGTTTAAGCAACTGTGCTTCCCGTAATTTCTCAGCCTTAATTGCATTAGTTGTTGCGACAACTTCTTTACCGAGCATGGCTGTTCTAGCTAGCTGTAATCCTTTCAACGCAGCATATCCTACAGCAACACCCTCTATTGCTTTGGAGAAATATCTCCAGTTGTTCATTGCATCGGTTATGCTTCCCACAATTCCTTTCAGAACGGAATCATTCGCCTCGCCTATGTCATTCATCATAATCTTGTATGAATCGGCAAGGTTACTTACCATACCTTTCAAAGATGCGGCTTGTATTTCCTGCATTTTGTAGAACATACCACCATCTTCCGTCATCGTGGTAAACATCTCCCGAATATACTCGAAAGGAATCTGACGTGTTGATATGGCGTTGAACACATCATCAGTAGTTTGAGCCACACCTCTTACTTCTTCCAGTTTTTTTCTTAATGCGTCCAATGCAGGAATACCGGCTTCTGTCAACTGGCGTAATTCCTGCCCCCTTAACACACCTGCGCTTCTTATTTGGCCATAAGCTAAAATGATACGACCCATATCCACGCCAAGACCTGCGGAAACGTCCGCAAGGCTTTTCATTGTACCGTACAATTCGTTGACAGGTATCTGGAATGCAGCAAGCTGTTTGGTATATCCAACCAAATCACTGAACTGGAAAGGAGATATTACAGCAAGACCCTTAATCTGACTGAATATCTGGTCAGCACGTCTTGCATCCTGTATGATGGCACGCAATGACACCTGTTGTAACTCGAACTCTCCACGAATGGCAACAAGTTCCTGAAACATATCTCTGAAAAAGTAGAACCCGGCATAAGTCTTTATCGTATTAACAAACTCACGCATCATTCTGCTCTGCTTTGTCAGTTCCTCGGAAAACTCCTTTGAACTTGCAGCATTTTTCTGATTGGTCTGCTGCATCTTTGTTCCATAGAATGTGGCTTCGTTTACAAACTTGTTATGCTCCTGTATCTTCCTGTTTAGAAGAGTAAGGGTACGGTTATAGTTTGCGTCAGTCGTATTAAGCGCATTACGCCTGTTCGTTAATTCAGAAATAAGATTGTTAGCCTGATTGATAGACGTAGGATTGATGCTCAACAATTCATTCGTTGATGTTTTTCTTAAAGATGATTGCAACTTCTCCAATCTGCCTTGCAATTTCTGAATAAGAGCGTCAGCCTTTGTTATCTGATTGCTGTTTAAAGGAATATCAACCTTAAATTTATTCAATAGTTCAAGGCGTTTTTGTATGGCAGCAATTTTCTTGTTCAAGTCCTCAGCACTTCCCTCAGGCATACCAAGGGCAAGTCCAGACTGACCAGAAAGATATTGTAGATACTTCTGATTGGTCTGCTGCATCTTTTTATTCGCCTGTTCCTGCTTTGATGCTTGTCTATCCATCTCCTTTGTCCGTGCAATCTCCATCTCGTATTGCTGGCGTAGAAGGTTAAGTTCTCTTTCATCGGAAATGGACAATTTAGGCGTACTGTTAGCAGTAAGGGAATATGCCGTTTTCAATCTGTTCAATTCAGCCACAAGATCATCTATCGCTTTCTTCTGACTTTCAAGATTGGCTTTTCTTGTAGCCATCCCCTTATCTCCGCCTGCATTGCCTAGGTTACGGTAAGTCTTTTCCAGCTTGTCATACTCCCTTGTCGCTTCGACAATCTTGTTTGACAACTCTTCCATCTGAACAAGTATATCCATTTTCTTGTTTGACTTACCTTTCCCTACCTTGGACGCGTTTTCATTCGCTTTGTTTATCTTATCTACAACCTCGCTAAGTTCGTCATTCATTTTGCCTATATCGGTCAACATAGGCTTGAAGGACATCTCCTGGTTAAAGGTGTCCTGCAACTTCTTCTGTATATCCTTTATCTGTTTGTCAAGACTGGAATCATCTAGCCCAATCTTAAACTTTAATGCTCCTAAATCAACATCAGCCATAGTTATTGTTTTTTAATTATTGCAAAAATAGCAAAAATAAGCACAAGAGCATGATTTACAACAAACAAAAATCCATTAATATTTTTTAACATATTAAAAATAGTAAATAAAGCTAATTATACTATCTTTGCATTGACTAATTTTTATAACTATGGCTGTAGAAGAAAACAAAGTAACACTCGTTGGCGTAAATTCAGCCAGCGTAACATTCAGCAATGAAGCTAATGTGGAAAAACAATACAAGGTAAATGCGAATGTAAACGTATCAAACGGCAAAACAATTGATTCATTTGATGGTGGAGAGGTGAAATCATTGGATTCAGAAAACCAACTCGCCACATTCTATTTTAACCAAAACGGTGGTATCGCAATCAACTACAACGACCATCCCGACTTGGAAGCACAAATAGCTATCATTACTATCATCAACTCTTTCGTAACCGATGTGAAAAAATACATTAACACGAAAGGAATCTCATCAGTTTCAATTTAAAACAGCAATAAGAAATGACGAACCAAGAAATGTTTTTAAAGAGATTAACTCTCTTGAATATCCCCTTATCACTAGAAGGGAAGGAACTTCCATCAGAACTGAAAGCAAAAATCATGCTTATGCGTGTCGCTTACGACAAAGCTGCAAAAGCATTCGATGATGATATGCAACAGGTTCTTAAAGAAATAAAGAAGGAAGGATATGACGAGCGCGCACAGAAAATCAATCACATGAAAGAGATTGACGGAAAGGAAGATGCGACAAAAGAGGAAAAGAAAGAAGCGGATGAAATCAGAAAAACAGAAGAAGATTTCAACAAGGAAACAGAAGAACTGAACAAAGCATACTCCGAAGCATACCAAGAGAAAATGAAAGAGGAATGTGATATGAAGCCTAGAAAATTCGCTTTTGAAGGATTCGCTAAAATCATTGAACTTATTGGTACTGACGGTGCAATTAAAGTGAAATGGAACTCTCCCGAAGCATTGGAAATACCGAAGGAGGAATTTATCTCGCTTATCGCAACAAATCTAGTAGATGAATAAGCCATTTTCTATATTGCTATTTTTTTTGTTACTGTCGTGTTCTTGTTCACGCAAGCTACTTCCATCTTCGACAAATACAACTATAGTAGACCACAACACGACAGTAACGGAAAGAGTAGTATGGCAATCAAAAATAATAACTCTTCCAACAGAACACATACAACATACAACATTTGAAGATAGTTCACACTTGGAAACATCATTAGCCATATCAGACGCTAAAATAATGTCGGATGGCAGGCTTTTTCATAGTTTGAAAAACAAGAAAGACTTTTTACAAGACAGTATTCCATCCTTGGACAAAGAAACGGTAGTGACGAAAGATTCGATAATAACCGTAGAGAAAATTGTAGAAGTAAAGGTAGAAAAGGAATTGTCTAAATGGCAAAAAATACTAATCAATCTTGGATACATAGGTATCGGTTTCATATTGTTTTCAGGTTACAAAATAGCCCGAAAGTTCGTGTAACTTTCGGGTTTATTTTATTTATCTACTGAACTAGGTGCTGGACCACTATCCTTTTTCATCCGAAGAATCACAGGATCGGTAATGTTATGGTAATACCCGTCTGTATGCTTATACACGATAGATAATTATATACAATTAATTATACAATTATATAAATACCTAACAATTTTTGTTTCTACATACCGCTGGATTTTATAAATATAGCTCTCATGCTTAAATTTGTCCATTGATTTTGCCCAGATTGTTGTGCTTGTAGGTTAATGCGCACCATTTTGGATGTACCTGTAACAAAATCTTCAAAGGCAGATCCAACGGTTACATAAACAGTCTTAGTTTCTTTACCAGAAAGTATTATGTCTGATGTCATAGGATTCATGTCTATTCCTGTAACAAACTCAGCATTATAATATCTAGATACAGAATCGCTTCCACCTGAATTAAGAGTACCGTTAACTTCTATACGAAATCTATATTGTTTGGTTATGTTAGTATTCCCCTCTCTTTTATTAGTAACCGTAAACTTAAATAAAATATTTGAATATTTAGTATAGATATCAAACGGGTTACTAGGATTTATGCCAGCAGTAAGATCATGCCAATTCATTTGACCATAATATGCAATACCGTTAAGAAGAGCAGATATTAAAGGTTCATTTACTATTCTAAATATCATAACAGGATAATTGTCATTATCCCAAGGAATAGGAACGCTCATAGGATATGATTCATCTCGTAGGTAAAAAAGTGCATAAATATTTCTCCCAATATCAGATTCAGAAAATCTAAATTCTATTTGAGCACCCATTCCTCCGTTTTCAATAGGCGTACTAGCCAAAATAGTTCTTATAACAGCAGGAACAGGCACAGTAGTAAGCGGATTTTGATAATACAAATCAACAGCTAATTTAAGTTTAGAAACTGTATGGCTTAACGCATAATCCAAATCACTAAGGACTATACTATTGTCTGAAACTTTCGTATAACGTACTTGATATAAATATACCGTCTGAGCTTGATAATTTACTGTAACAACATCATCTTTAATTACGCGCGTCCTTAAAAACGTTTCCGCATTATGATAATACCCATCAAAATCCAATATCCTAAATGGTTCGCTATTTCCACCTCTTGGAGGCTCATATTCATAAGATGTATTATTTTTGTAACTAGACAATACATCCCCATTGACATTTACGTTCAACCCGCAATTAGCATTATTATCACCTTTCCACCAAGTATCTAATTTTGAGTTTATAGCCAAATCAGCATATCTTACAGGCTTTTTCTTACTCCATTTATTTATTTTCCCGTGGGTGTTTGCACAAGCATACCCTAAATCATAACCATCACTAGTAGGACCGATACCTAGAGTAGGATATACATCACTATCCAATCCGACAGGTGCAGTAATTTTACCGTTAGAGTGACCCATAATCACCCCCTTCCTCTATAACGGTATAAGAACCTTTACAAACAACAACGCCATTACAACTGATACTACGACAATGAATATCGCCATCAATTATAACAGCATCAGAAATGTCATAATCACTAGGAAGTTCCTCACC